ATGATCTTATTGTTCTTAAGAACAACCAAGGAACAGAAGAAACCCGAGTCCGTCATATGGATTATGGGGTTGTGCTTAGTGCTTTCTTCTGGAGACGATTTAAAAACAAAGAAGACATAACATTCTTTGATCCTAACGAGGTACCTGACTTGTATGAAGCGTTTTATTCCAATACCAAACTGTTTGAAGAACTTTATATCAAATATGAAAGCACGCCCGGCCTCCGTAAGAAAACGATGGCTGCGGAGGAAGTTTTTAAATCTGGTATTCTCAAAGAACGAACAGACACTGGACGTATATATCTAGTGTTCATTGACAATGTGATGAAACAAGGACCATTTGATCCTGAGTATCATACAATTTACCAGAGTAACTTATGCTGTGAAATTCTTTTACCTACTAAATCCTTTAAACGTCTGGATGACAGCGATGGTCGTATCGCACTTTGCACTTTGGGCTCAATCAATTGGGGTGCGTTCCGTAACCCAGAAGATATGCGCCGTGCTTGCCGCATATTGCATCGTAGCCTCAATAACATTCTTGACTATCAAGACTTTCTATCCATTCAGTCTAAATTATCAAACGATGAAATCAGACCCTTGGGAATTGGTATCACCAACCTTGCCTACTGGCACGCCAAGAGAAGCCTTAACTACGGAGAGCCAGACTCCTTGGCTGAAGTCAAGACGTGGATGGAACATCAAGCCTACTACCTGACAGAGATGTCAGTTGAACTGGCCAAGGAACGTGGTCGTTGTGAACACAGCGATAAAACACGCTACGGCAAAGGCATCTTCCCCTGGGAATTACGGGCCAATGGTGTCAACAACTTGACAGACTTTACTCCAGAACTAAACTGGGAAGGTCTACGTGCAGAAATGCGCAGTTATGGTGTGCGTAATGCAACCACAATGGCCATTGCTCCAGTAGAGTCTAGTTCGGTTGTGATCAATTCAACCAACGGTATTGAACTGCCCATGAGCTTGATCTCTGTTAAAGAATCCAAAGCAGGATCGTTGACACAGGTGGTGCCCGAGTATCATAAACTCAAGAATAAATATCAACAGATGTGGGCACAAAAGGACTGTGATGGCTATCTGAAAACTGCAGCAGTGCTGGCAGCCTATGTTGACCAAAGCATTTCAACCAACACATTCTATAATCCTGCACACTTTGCTGATAGAAAAGTTCCTACAACATTGATTGCTCGGAACTTGATGCAGGCACACCATTGGGGATTGAAAACATTTTACTATAGCCTGATTAACAAAGCAGGTAGTAAACAAGTGGACAAAGCAGCACCTCTCGAAGTCATTGATTTTGATCTTGAAGAAGACTGCGAAGCATGTAAATTATAAAAGGAAGATATGAAAAAATTAAAATGGTATACTACTGGAAATTCAAAATTTGAAATTGAGTACACCTACGAAATGGATGGCGGCGGCACTACATTTGGAACAGAGTATGCCGATGTGATAAAGTCTCGTTACCCTAATAAACAATTTAATCTAGCATACGAATGGTGTTCTGGTCCTGCATTTATTGGATTTGATTTGTTAGACCACAAAATATCCAAATCGTTGTTATGTACTGATATCTATTATCCTGCAATTGAGTGCGTCAGGAATTCAGCTAAAGCAAATCAACTATTAAATGTTCAAGCATTGTTATTGGAAGATTTAGCATTATTACCAGGCGATATAAAGTTTGATCTGGTAGTAGGCAACCCGCCACATTTTGGTTCTAGCATTCACGACGAAAGTCACAGAAACAGAATAGTACTAGATAAAGATTGGAAGATCCACAGAAATTTTTTCAATAATATTAAATCTCATCTCACAGCTGATGCAGTAATATTAATACAAGAAAACTTTGCTGGATCAACCCCTGATACATTTGAGAAGATGATAGATGAGGCAGGCTTAAAAATCAACGAGTGGTTTAAAAGCAAAGATTTTTTTAATTCTGCCCGTGGAAATTTCATTTACTATATCGAACTCTCAGTAAAATAAAGAAGAATTATGAACAGCATCGAAAAGATTTGGGCCAGAGCCACTGGGCACCTGATAGGCGAGTCAGATCATGATCGACCAGATGTGCCTATACTAACTCTTCAGGAAGCTCGAGTAGCCTTGTTCTTCAAGACTTTTTGGGTTATAATACATGTTATAACTTGTGGCTTTATCATAGCCAACACAATCAGACACTGGTAAAATTAGCATGTTAGAAACCTGTTGCGATATATTAGTAGATGCGTACAAACGCAATTGGATTACCAGTCGAGATGGTAATGTAAGTATTCGTCACCACGACCGTGATCACTTCTACATTACACCAAGTGGTGTACGTAAACAAACACTACAACCGGATCAGTTTAAGAAGATTGGTTTTCATGGCGATTTTTGGCAGGATAAATTCTATACTGATATCAGTGCCAACCTTAATCCTAGCGGCGAATTGCCCCTGCATTTTGGATTGCAAAAAAATATGGGACAACATAGTAATGATGTCAGAGTTGTAGTGCATTTACATCCCACTTACTGCATTGCCGCAATGCACGCCGGTATTGATTTGAGTACTGTGAGTGTTGACTTTCCAGAACTCAATCGCTATACCCGAGTAGCACCCAATGTGGGCGATGTGCCTCCTATTAGCCAAGAGCTTGCGGATCAGTGTCATAAGCAGTTACAATTAGACAACAAGGGCAACATTGCCTACGACATTGTAGGTATCAAAGGTCACGGAGTGGTAGCAATTGACACCAGCCCTTGGCGAGCATACGAACACATTGAACGATTAGAACACATTTGCAAGATAGTACTTGCATCAGGAAAATATTAATATGAGTTATATTGTAGGATCGTTACCGCCAATCAAATGTTTTGTTAAACGAGAGTTTCTCTATAACTTTGAAAAAGGTCATGGAGAATTAGAACCAGCCATCTGGGTTAGTCTCAAAGCCCTCAGAGGGCAGGTGTTTCGCATAGAATCATTGTTGCCCAATTACGGAGCACTGTATGACAAGTTGCCTATTCATGCGTATGTGTGGCAAGAGAACTATACAGGCACATTGCCCATTGACACTCTGCAACTCTGGGACTGCATGGGCTATCGTTTTACCATCATTGAAAAAATAGGTCTACGTAATTTGGGTGTAAAATTTCTAGGCAAAGACAAAGAGTGGCACTACGGAACTTACTTGTTCACCGTGGACTTTTGTGCTGATGGCATGGATGTAGATACCGGTTTTACTGAAGTTGCAGAAGAACACAAGAGTTTTAATTTTATACGATTAGAAAATGGTCAATTTGCCTGTCAACCCAATAACAGATGTTTATGGTATGATCAAAGTTTGATTTCTGGTAATGTCAAGTTCCCAGATTTTAAAGCTGCTCAAAATTTATGGACAGTGGATGGCACACGCAAGTGGAGCGCCGGAGATGATTGGTTCTATACTATTGAAGAAAAAAAATGAGTTTTATTGAATCAGTAAAGGGTGTATTACCAGACTACACTAAAGATACAAAATTAAATCTGGATGCAGTGTTGCTTTGCAGTACATTGGATGCTGATGTTGCTACGCCCACCATCGCCGGGCATTATTTTGGACAATATGATTAATTCTTGGTTAACTTATTATAATAACATCAAGGATCAAAGCTGGCCGGAGTGTGTAACTGAGTATGAATTTAAATTCTTGACTGACAAAATAAAACAAGAAATTATCAACGTACATAACGGATTACAGTATGTCGAGTTAAGCGACAATGACATAGAAGTTTTTCACGAAGGCCGCGGTTATTGTGAAAAATATAATAATTTGCAATCCAGTGGTGACCTTGAAAAATTTGCAGTGGCCAAAGACTTTGATGTACATTACACCAAAGAAATCGACGGATACGGTCGGAGCCATAGCCAGTTGTACCCGTTAGTTCTTGCAAAAATATACCCTGGGCAACAATTTGATAATTGTCTAGAGTGGTGCTCTGGCCCTGGATTTATTGGGTTTAGATTAATAGCCGATAATGTTGTTAATTCTATTACAATGATGGATTTGTATGCACCTGCATTAGAAGCCTGCAAAAACACCTGGAGAAGTAGACCTGATAGATTAGAACAAAAAAATATGGAAACAGTTCAAGGGGCAACTGTTGACCGTCTCGAAAATAAATTGTTTGATCTAATTGTAGCTAACCCGCCAAACTTTGATAATATGAATTTGATTAGGTCTAGCAATTCTAGATTACACAGAATAACCCAAGACCCTGGCTGGCAAATACATAATGACTTTTTTCTGAAAATTAAAAAAAATTTAATGCCCAACGGAAAAATTTTGTTAATGAAACACAAGGATGGCTCGCAACCGTCTGACCATATAACTTCTATTAGAGACGGCGGCTTAAAAATTAATAGAATTCTAACAGTTAAATCGCACTCGGATAGTTATTTTATGGAAGTAGTACATTACGAAAACAAGATGATAGATATTTTAAGGAACGAATAATGAGTAAACAACAATACAACTTAACAACTAAAACAGACTATCTAAGTCGCAAGATGTTTCTAGATCCAGCAGGTCCAGTGACTATTCAACGCTTTGAAGAAGTAAAATATAAAAAAATTGCAGACTTTGATGCCACTGCTCGCGGCTTCTTTTGGCAACCAGAAGAGATCAGTTTGACCAAAGACAGCAATGACTTTAAAGATGCAAGTCAAGCAGTCAAGCACATTTTCACCAGCAACCTGCTGAGACAAACTGCATTAGACAGTTTACAAGGACGTGGACCAACCCAGGTATTCACTCCTGTTTGTAGTCTACCTGAAGTTGAAGCACTGATGTACAACTGGGGATTTTTTGAAACAAACATCCATAGTAAAAGCTACAGCCATATCATTCGCAACATCTACAATGTACCCAAGGATGTGTTTAACACTATCCATGACACTAAAGAGATTGTGGACATGGCATCCAGTGTGGGCAACTACTATGACAAGCTACACGTTATCAACTGCCGCAAAGAACTTGGCCAAAAAGTCACAGAGAAAGAACACGTTTGCGCAGTATGGTTGGCACTACATGCCAGCTATGCTCTGGAAGCTTTCCGCTTTATGGTCAGCTTTGCAACAAGCCTAGCCATGGTAGAGAATAAAATCTTCATTGGCAATGGTAACATTATTCAATTGATCTTGCAAGACGAACTGCTACACAAGGGATGGACTGCTTATTTGATTAATCAAGTGGTCAAGGAAGATCCTCGTTTCGTTGAAGCCAAACAAGAATGTGAACAAGAGGTATATCAATTGTACATGGATGTTATTCGCGAAGAAAAAGACTGGGCAGACTATTTGTTCAAACTAGGCCCAGTGATTGGCCTAAATGCAAATATTCTCAAAGACTTTGTAGACTACACCGCAGTATCAGCATTGAAAGACATTGGTATCAAGTATCAAGCCAATGCGCCCAAAACAACACCAATACCTTGGTTCAACAAACACGTCAATACATCAAACAAACAAACTGCACTCCAGGAGAATGAATCGACTAACTATGTTATTGGAGTTATGTCTGACCAACTTGACTACGATGAATTACCAAACTTATAAGGAAACAAAAATGCAAAGTATACCAAATGTAACATTTGCCTTTAGACAAGGCGACGAAGAACCCAAAGGCGGTGGATGCCCTATTGGCGGCGAGTTTGTTTTTAAAACAAGCAATGATTTGTTTGCAAAAAAACGAATTATTGTGTTTAGCCTTCCAGGGGCGTTTACACCAACCTGTTCAACGTACCAACTACCCGGCTTTGAAGAACAGTTTGCTGATTTTCAAGCAAAAGGCATTGATGCAATCTATTGTGTCTCAGTAAACGACGGATTTGTTATGAACGAATGGGCCCGAGCATTGAACATCAAGAATGTTCAAGTCATACCAGACGGTGCTGGTGCTTTCACAGAAGGCATGGGCATGACAGTTGACATGAGTGCCATTGGTTTTGGTCGACGTAGTCGCCGTTATGCTGCAGTAGTCAACAACGGCCAAGTAGAACACATGTTTGTTGAACCAGAATCAAGCGCAACAGATCCAGATCCCTACGGTGTTTCTAGTCCTGAAAACGTGATGAAACATCTATCAGGGGCATAATATGAAAGCAATTATATGGAGTAAGTATCAGTGCCCTTATTGTGAACAAGCAACTGCATTGTTGACCAGCAAAGGAATAACGTTTGAAGAAAAGAAAATTGGTGATGGCTATACCAAAGAAGATCTATTAGAAGCAGTGCCCAATGCCAGAGCAGTGCCACAAATATTCATTGATGACAAGTTAATAGGTGGATTTACAGAGCTACGTCAATTTTTACAAGGATAATATGGAAATCGAATTAAACCGAGTTTATACTCTAAAACTAACCAATGCAGATGAAGTTGTTGCTAAAATTATTAAAAACAATGAGGATCATTATGTGGTAGAAAATCCACTGAGTGCAGTGCCTACGGAAAAAGGAATACAGTTGATTTTTACTGTGTTCACTGGAGATCCCAAACAAAATATCGCTATAAATAAAACTGCAATTGCAATGGTCTGCCAAACAAGAGAAGAAGTGTGCGACCACTATTTGGAAGCAACTACAGGAATCAAAGCAGTTCGCAACAATAGCAAAATTCTATTAGGATAATATTATGCCAGGACCGGTGCAAAGAGTTGGTGATGCCAACATTATGGGGGGAGTAATCATGACAGGTGATCCCACTGTGCTGGTCAACGGCCGACCAGTGGCCACCATTGGTGCAAGAGTTACACCGCATTTTTGTTGTGGAAAACCACGTTGCCCTCCTATTCATTGTTTTGCACAAACTACCAGTTCGAATTTTACTGTGCTGGTCAATGGCGTACCTATATGCACATCGGGTGATGTTGACAATTGCGGACATTCTCGAAGCATTGGTAGCACTGATGTTTTGGTAGGGTAACAAGTTGTACACTACTCCTAGTATATTAACCCCATTGCAGGTCAATGCTGGCGCTGGGTTATTACAAAATCAAGGACTTGCTGTCAATGCAGAATTAACCACTGCTATCAGCTCTTATATCACTACTGCTTTAATCAGTCCGCTAATAACCTGCATTGAAACTGCCATCAGCAACCAAGCAATCAGCAATGCTACCATTGCCAACTTGAATGTTTTGGCCAGTAATACCTGTCCAGCATTGGCAGATTCAATACCATACACTTACACAATTGATCTTGATGCAGACGCACAGGTAGGCAACAACATTGCTGGATTCACCAGTGTGTTAGTAAAATCTGCCAATGAGATCTTGGGCAACGGCGATATTGGCAAATTCTGTCAGACACTGAGCCAAGCCAGTGCGTATAATATTCAAACTTCGACTTTTGTAAACAGTGCAATAAATGGTCAAAATTATTTGGGCAGCACATTTACCAATATGAACAGTATGATCACTGGATCAGTTACAGCAGTTAATTTGGCCACTGTGGCTTTTGGACAAGACTTGGCCAACTTAGGACAATTGATCAACACAAATAATTTAAACAATCTTGGCAGTCCATTGGCTCTTGTGCAACAAATTTACAGTGTGGTAGGTGTGATGCCTAGTCTTAGCATAGCATTTGTACTGGCAGGAGTTCCAGAAGATGTAGTAGTAAATCTGACAGACACCACAGTAAGCGTTGAAGATTCAGCACAAAAATTAATGTACAATGCAATGACCTACATCACTGGTGAAGATCTTGTTCAAATTTTAACTTTATTAAATGTACAAACCACAGGTATCACAACCATGGCAGATTTACTGAATCCTGTAAAACTATTTCCCACCAGCTTTGAAAGTTTAACAGTGCCATTGGGGCCAAACACTTATCCTATCTATACTGATAGTAATGGGGCAGTAAATACCAACTTGATAAGAACATTGCCAGCTTATGTTTTAACGAGTCAAACATGATCACATTGGATAGACTGCAACAAATAATACCGCCAGATCAGGCTCTGGCCAACAAGGCATTGAGTGTGGCACTGCAACAAATATCTGGCATCTCAAACAATCCGTTGCCTGTGATGGCCAATGTAATTTCCAATTTAGAAACCACAAAAGATTTGCCCTTGGTCACTGCATTGTCACAACCAGTGCCCAACGATGTTACACAATTTTACACTTCAACATTTAATCAAGGCAGTTATTCCACAACAACCACCAATATTGTAAATTCAATTGGTGTGGCTTCGGGTATAGGATACGTTGCACCCATCACAGAAGCCATTGGTAATATTGCCACTATGAACGTGAGTGGTCTAAGCACCACATATCAAATAATGGCAAATGTTGTCAATGGTGATTATGATTATCCATTGCCAGATCCTCCTGGCGGATCTAGCATATTAATTCCCAGCGGACCCTATGCAGGATCATATGCCACTGCTGACGAGTGTTTTGACACTGCACTGATACCAGGTGCAGACGCTAACATTGCTAATTTGATTGTAAGTTATCCTGTACAAACTGCGTCCATGAACAGCAATTGGTATGGCATGGGCAGTCAATTTGCCAATGAACAATATACCCAACAGGCAGCCAACATAGATTTCACACTGCAAACATCTGGTCAACAATCAAGCATATTTGGATTTGTATATAGCTTGCCTTCCTATGCCACAGATACTACACAAGGTGGGATGACACAATTTCTTGAAGGTGTAGCAGATTTGAACACATTTACTGGTCAATGTGTAGTGGGTGCATTGCGTGAAGGAAGGAATGAAGCGGCACTGAGAAACGCAGGAGTAACCACAAACAGTACCATTCCAGCAAACTCCATTCCACCTCAGCCCACTGCCAATCTGATACCTGCCACATACACTTCTACTGAAGCAGCCAATATAACAACAAGTTGATTTGTTGTTTTTTTACAACACTGTGATTTGACAACTAATTGTCTATTTGCTATAATAACAGCATAGTAAAAAATTAGGAGTTGTGATGGAATTTTATGTTGAAGGAAGTTCTAAAACCAAAGCATTTGTTGAGTCACTGTTGCCTTCGATGCTGGAGCAGTTGAAACTCACAAAGAGTAAAAAACTCTTGCACATTATTATAGATAAAGAATTAGAAGATTTAGGAACCACTGTGCCGTTACAAGGCCTTGACACTTATTTGGTTGTTTTGAAACCGGTAAAAAATCTATGGGAGCTAGGTGCCACCCTAGCACACGAATTGACTCATGTTGCTCAATTTGCTAAAGGCACGTTGAAAGTCACCCGCAATGGTAAAAAGTGGAACGGCAAATTTTATCACAGAAATTATCCATACCTGCAACAGCCATGGGAAGTTCAGGCCTTTGCCAAACAAGAAATTATCATACGCAGGGCATTGGAAGTGTAGTGTTGTGTAAAAACAACACAAAATGGTTGACCAAAAACACCCAATTTGCTATAATACATACATAGACAGTTAACTAACGGAGCAAATTTATGAACTGTAGCCCTACTTTGACAACAGAAGAATTCAAAAATGTGCATAATGGCCTGTGCAAATTGTCCGCAATCATGGGCGAATTAGAAGATACCATTCATCCTTTGTTGTTCAAAAAATTGCTCCAGGCCAAGGCTGAAATTGACAAAGGACTTGAAGGTGCTTACGAACAGGATAACAATGCGTTTGAAAACAAATTTTCACATTATGAAAATGTTCGCAACGATCTAGGTCTAGCCACAGTTTGGTCTATGTTTGAGGTCAACAATCTCAATGACCGTCATACTTTTGAAGGTGCCACCACTGTGGTATATAAAGATTGGATGACTGACAAGGATATTGTGGTTGAGATAAATGGTCTTACATGGGCGGCTCTATATGTTGCGGCCAATGCGGCAATTCGCAATAGCACCGACAATCATCATGTCTACATCGAAGGCTTTGAACAGTCGTCGATTGACTCTACTGTGTTGTTCTTGTCCACCGGCTCTTAATTTTAGTTTAAGGATTCAACATGTCATATTATGTTTTTAAACACAATAAAGATTATGGTCCACGCAAAGGACTTGAAGGCCCATTCCACTATCCCAATGGCCAGGTGTTGTATTATGATCCCAAGGCCGGTGAGTACTGGGATCCCTGCACAGACTTTTTTGTGCCCAACGAAGATGTAGCCCGTTTGCAGAACAGTATCTTTGACATTGTAAGGAGTTAATCATGGCAGTTGAAAAGAAAATTTATACAATGAGTGCCAAGTTAAGCCCCAAAGAACTAGGCGTGTACTTTGCGGCAGTTCTGCGTATGCAACAAGAATTAGAAGATGTTTTTATGCGTGGCAAAGAAGATACGGGTTTTCCGGAAGCAAACCAAGTAATTGATCATATAAGGAGTCTGTGATGGGATTAGATATGTATGCCTATGCGGCAGTTAAACAAGGTCAGTACAGTGAGTTTTACGAAAGTGCTGAATACACCAACAACGAAGCTGTAAATACCAAGGTAACCAAGCCTAGAGAACTTGCATACTGGCGTAAACATCCTAACCTCCACGGCTGGATGCGGCAATTGTGGAACCGACGTGGCAACGAAGGCAGTTTTAACGGCGATGAGTTAGAACTGTTTAGAGAAGACATAGATGATCTTGAGCAAGATATACTAGACAACACACTGCCACACACACAAGGATTCTTCTTTGGCAACGACTCTGCTGAGCTCTACAAAGAGCAGGATTTGGAGTTTATCAAGAATGCTCGTTATGAGTTGTTCATGGGTCTCAGAGTATTTTATAATAGTTCATGGTGATTAAAATGAGATTATTTGTATTACTTTTTTTTGCGGCAAGTGTCAGTGCCGGGCAATTGCCTGAACCTGGTCTAGCACAACCAGCAATAGTTCCGCCACTGCCAGTGTTTGAGCAACCAAAATTGATACAAACACCCACAACCTATTATCAAACTGCACCAGTCACAACATACTATTATCCACCAGTTACAACAACCTATTATCGAACTGCGCCAGTTACAACATACTATTATCCACCAATCACACGCTATATACCGCCTCGGTTAAATTATTATCCGATGCCAAGTGTGCAACCTATTCTAATACGCAGATGAAAGTTTTAATTAGCATTATCTCTATCATGCTAGCAGGGTGTGCTACACAACCGCCATCACCCAAGTTTGATCCATTGGGATCTGCAGTTCCAAATTGTCTAACTGCAAAAACTCAAATACCTTACTTGGAACAACAAATTGCAGTTTTTAAAACTGGTCGTGGTACTGCGCCGGAAACTGATGATGATCGCAAGTATATTGCAAGAATTAAGAATATTATTTGGTCGTTGAGGTCAACATGTCCAGCCGCTTATCTTTGATCATATTATTGTTATTTGTAAATTCGGTTCATGCCGAATGTTATAGTCGCATTGCCATGAATAACAAAATTCAAGACCAAATGGTTGCAATTGCCAACATACAAAAAATCATAGTGCCCATAAGCGAAACACAAAATAAATGTATTGTGAATTTTCGTGCACAAGTGAATGGTGCTTGGCACACAATCGAAGGTGAAGCAACAGGAGTCAAAGCTGACAACACCGATCCACTATGTACTCAAGCACTAAACTCGTCTAGTAGAAATTTTTTAACACAATCCGGAATCAGCAAGCTAAGTGTTGAACAAAACATGGTGTGTACTGATCAGCGCATTGCCAAGACACGTTTGGTCAAGGTTGGTGATTCTATTAAGGAAAGTGAAGTTGCTCCGCACCCAAACTTTCCAAAACGATTTGAGTACAGAAACACATTTTGTCGATGGTTTATGGAACCAGAAGTACGTGTAGGAGATATCATACAACGACAAGGTATCGTTTGCCGAATTCGTGATGACGAGTGGCAAGTGGTTGACAAATGGTAACAGTCGTGTTACAATTAACTATTAGATTTTATTAACAGGAGAAATCATGAAGCGTCTAATTATTGCCAGTGCGGTGGCTGCATTAGTGGGTTGTTCAACTACCAGGGTTCCTTTAACCACGGTAACTTCCCCGACCCCGGCTGTAACTAAGGATCAAACAATTGCAGCGGCCGGCAAGGTAGACAGTCCTCGGACAATTGATCTACCAAGTTGGTACATTAAACCGCCAGCTTCTACTGACGATTATATTTGGTTTGCTGGCACTGGTTACAGTTCTGACTTGGCAATGAGTCGTGAAAAGGCCGTGCTGGATAGCCAGATGAAACTGGCAGACACAATCAATGGCGCAATGAATGCCATGGTCAAACAACAAAAGTCTGACAATGCTGGTAGTGTTGTTACAGACAAGACTTCTATCACAGTTAAAAAGATCATTGCCAATACAGTAATGACTGGTTACAGAATTGAAGACAGTCGTGTGTTAAGCGAGAATCGTAACTACCGAACATTTATTTTGGTTCGTTATCCAATCGGCGATGCCAACAGATTGCTTAAAGATCGATTACAACGTGAAAGTCAAAGCAATGATTCAGATGAAGCATTGCAACGAGAACTAGATCGAGAAGTGGCGCCTCCGAGTAAATCCAAAACAATTGGTGCACTAACTCCTGCTCCGACAATTCAAGTTACGCCAGTGGCTCAATTGGCTCCATCTGCAACCACAGTGGCATCAGTTAACTTGCTTCAGACCAATAATGCTGAATACAATCAACGACGAGCAGAGGCACTACAAAAACCCAATGCCGTTGTTTTTCAAGAAACAATTAGATAATGGTAGCATTTATCCAACCTAAGCCAAAAAATAAATATATGAATCACACTATAGATTACAGTGACGAAAAATTTAAAGGATTAAAATTGGCGGCCGATTGGATTCGCGATCTAGAAAGTAGTGACAGTAGGATCCACAAAGAAAAAGTAATTGAAAAAGCACTTATGGCCTCCAAACTAGGCAGTGCCAGTGCCCAATGCTTTCTTTTTAACTGTTACCAAGCCTATAACCCATTCTATGTATTTGGAGTAAGACAGGTCCCAGAAACAATGGGACTAGTTGATCGTCCCAATCCTTGGCCATCGTTTTGGGGCCTGTTAGAAGCTCTACGCCTTCGCACAGTCACCGGTAACACTGCTCGAGATTCAATTGAACTCATGAGTCAAGAGTTTGATTCTGAAGAGTGGAACGGGCTGTGTCGCAGGGTCATTATCAAAGATCTGCGATGCGGCATCAGCGAAAAAACATTGAACAAGGTGTTGGGCAAATCAGAATGGAAAATACCAATTTTTAGTTGCCAACTTGCACAAGATTCAAATGATCATCCTGCCAAATTAAAAGGCACCAAACGCCTGGAAGTTAAACTGGATGGAGTGCGTGTTATAACAGTTGTTACCGGCGATGGTGTAAATTTATTCAGCCGTAATGGCAAACCGTTTGAAAACTTTCCACAGATTGCAGATGCACTGACATCAATTTTGGAAAAATTGCCAAGTGTGAATTTAGGTGGCCGAGGCTATATATTTGACGGCGAAATTGTGGGAGAAAGTTTCCAGCAACTAATGCGCCAAGCACATCGTAAAGGCAACGCTAAAACTGAAGGCATGGTATATCATGTGTTTGACATTGTTCCATTGCCGTACTTTAGAGAAGGCAAGTGGGATAAAGTTCAAACAGTTCGGTTGACACACCTTGAACAATTTAAATCTCAATTTGAGACCACTGATTGTATTAGAATCATGCCTGGTATGAATGTAGATTTAAATACTGCCGAAGGACATGATGTCATGCGCAGATTTGCCGAAGCGTCAGTGGAGCAAGGCTACGAAGGCATTATGATCAAAGATATTGATGCTCCATACGAGTGTAAACGTAGCAGTGCGTGGATGAAATGGAAACCTACAATTACTGTAGATCTCAATATTGTGGGGTTTGAAGAAGGAACTGGTCGCAATGTGGGCCGGTTAGGTGCTATAATTTGTGAAGGAGTTGACAATGACAGAACTATTCGTGTTAATGTTGGTAGCGGTTTGTCTGATAGCAATCGCGATGAGTATTGGGCCGCTCGCGATGAGCTTCTTGATCGGGTGGTTGAGGTTGAAGCGGACGCAGTTACTCAAAACCAAGACGGATCATACAGTCTGAGATTTCCACGATTTGTAAGATTTCGTGGATTTGAAGCAGGAGAAAAACTTTAATGACAACAACCAGAAAATCATGGACACTAACAATTGATGAAGATCCAGAAACTGGTGATGGCATATTGACCTTTCCAGAAGACCTGTTGGCAGCAGCAGGTTGGAAGGAAGGTGATAATTTATTGTGGACCGATCTCAAAAACGGTTCATGGCAATTGAGCAAACAAACTGCCATGGACAAGCCAACATCTGAGGAAGAAGAAGCTTGGCAAGAGTTAGATAACAAACTAAAGGAAAAACATAATGACAAAAATCAGTGATAAATTAATAAAAGTAAATGACAACTTTACTGTGAACATGTACGACAACGGTTTTATGGTCGAAATTGGTGGTCGCGACAGCGCCGACGAGTGGAAAACTGCAAAGATTCTCTGCAACACACTAGAGGATCTAATTGCAGTTGTTACAGAAGCAACATTGATGACCAAAGAATAAAGTCACAGATGACACAAGCACATCGTTGTAATGTGTGCAGTTGTGAATACACAGACGACGAAGGTGGGGTAGAAGGATACTTTGGTATATTGCCAGTTGCTTTCTGCCCTACATGTTTTAGTTGTATGTGCGACATGGCATCGCAATACATTGATCCTGTAGAAGAAGATACGTCTAAGCCAGAATACGACGAGCTATTGCGGCATCTTCGCGGTATTAGAAAAGTAGTGATCAACGATCAACATGGTGGATTTGGTCTAAGCCATCATGCTAAAATTCAATATCTAACACTCAGTGGTGTTACGTACACTTTACAAGAACAACCAGACCGAGACACACAGCATAAAAAAGGCTCTGTGATAATGGTCAATGGAAAAGAATTCCAAGACCGTCACATTGATAGAGATGATCCCATACTTGTTAAGATTGTTCAGGAAATGGGCAATGATGTACATGGGTTTTTTGCTAATTTAAAAATTGTAGAAATTCCTGCTGAGATTGATTGGCAAGTAGATCAACATGACGGATTAGAATGGATCTCTGAGAAACATCGAACATGGAATTAAAATATCGGTAAATACTAACTCATGATATTAGCATACCTTCTTTTATTAACCGGCCTAATAATATCGGCTGTAGCAATTTACTATAGTGTGGTAGGACTGACCGCTATCTTTTCTGCGGCGGCAATACCGATCATAATCATGGGTTCGGCACTGGAAGTTGGTAAGCTGGTATGTGCTAGTTGGCTCAAAGCCAATTGGAATCGTGCACCAGGCTATATGAAGTACTACATGATTTCGGCCGTGATGGTCTTGATGCTTATTACCTCAATGGGTATCTTTGGGTTCCTTTCCAAAGCACACAACGATCAAAATTTAGTAAGTGGTGATGTCACAAGTAAGATTGCCATTTATGATGAAAAAATCAAAACCGCAAAAGAGAATATAGATGCAAATCGCAAAGCACTCAAACAGATGGATGAATCAGTGGACCAAGTTATGGGCCGAAGTGCTGATGAAAAAGGTGCCGATAAAGCCGTGGCTCTACGCAAGGGTCAACAGAAAGAACGTCAGCGTCTCCTGTCTGAAATTGAAACCGAACAGAAAAAAGTTTCTAGCCTTAATGAAGAACGAGCCCCTATTGCTGCCGAGATACGCAAGGTGGAGGCAGAAGTCGGTCCGATAAGATATATTGCTAAATTGATCTATGGTGATCAAGGTGCCGACGAAAACTCATTGGAACGTGCAGTAACTTGGATCATTATTCTTATTGTTGTGGTGTTTGATCCATTGGCAGTTATCATGTTGCTGGCTGCACAGATGACATTTGGCTGGAAAAAAGAAGATGACGTTCCACTGGTGCATGGTACAGTGCCAGCATACAAACCTGATGATGGCCCGTTGACTGAAGAATATATCGCAGACCTAAAAGAATCTGCATCTGTACCCACAGGAAATGTAGTAAACAGGTCTTCGTTGTTTGCAGAATCAGACTCTGAGCTTGACCCTTGCTACAAATGTGGTACAGCATTGATTGTTGTTCCGGGCATAGGTCCATTTTGTCCCAACAAAGAATGTGATGTAGCTGATGCCACTGGTGGCGAAAGTGTAGAATTCACTGACAATACGATTGGCGAAACCGATAAACAAGCTCGACGCAATTGGAAAACGGCAAACCCTGGTAAAAGTCTAAAAGCACATCAACGATTGCACGAAGCAGGACACATAGATGAATTACCCTGGAACCACCCAGACTACCATCCAGACTATCAAGCTCAGTTGGCACTTGAAGCTGACAACGACTTACCAGCAGCCAACGGCAACATACGTGGGTTTGGTTCAGTGTTTCCTACTCCGGCGGTCAAAGGCGACATGTATTTAAAAACTGACCGTTTGCCAAGTGAATTGTACAAATTCAATGGTAATATCTGGATCATAATTGATAAAAATATCAGCGATAGTTATGTGTATGATGAAGCGTACATAGACCATCTGATAGAAAAAATTGATTCAGGCGAATACGACCCTGATTTACTAAGCGAGTCCGAAAAAGACGGTATCGCACTCAGATTAAACATCAAGCCATAACATGGCAGATTCCATTGTTCATTGTAGTTTTTGTGCCAAACACAAAGATCAAGTAGTCAAACTTATTGTGGGCAACAATGCAGCTATCTGTGATGCCTGTGTGGATTTCTGTGAAAATTTACTCAAAGACAGAAAAAAAACTGCCACGGCCAATGCAACTAAATCCACAGTGCTGGATCCTGGAGATATTAAAAATTTTTTAGATCAACATGTGGTGGGACAAGATTCAGCAAAAATAGTTTTATCAGTGGCCATTGCCAATCACTACAAACGTATTGGTAATTTAGATACCAATGTAGAAATACAAAAAGTCAATATATTAATGACTGGACCCACTGGCACTGGTAAAACATTACTGGCAAGAACTGTGGCAAAATATCTAGATGTGCCATTTGCAGTGGCCGACGCCACTTGTCTCACTGAGGCAGGATATGTGGGTGATGATGTAGAAAGTCTGATAGGAAGATTGTATGCAGCAGCCAATGGTGATGTTCAACGATGTCAGCGTGGTATAGTGTTCCTGGATGAAGTTGATAAAATAGCAAGAAAAAGCGAAAGTGCCACAGTTGCCCGAGACGTGTCCGGTGAAGGTGTTCAACAGGCCTTGCTCAAATTGATTGAAGGTACCAAGTGCAAAGTGTCTGCACATGGAAATCGTAAATCCGGTGATACCATAGAAATTGACACAACTAATATACTGTTTATTGCTGGTGGTGCATTTGTGGGGTTAGATGCCATAGTAAAAAACCGTGTGCAAGGTACCACCATGGGATTTAGTGCAAATTTCAGCAGTGACATACATCTTGTCCAGGAACCAGTGATCCCCGATGACTTGGTCCGATACGGAATGATTCCTGAATTTGTGGGCCGATTTGGAAGCTGTGTTAATTTACAAGCGTTGACTAAACCGCAGTTAATTAATATTTTAACTGAAATAAAACACAATGTTATCAGTCAATACAAATGGTTGTTTGATCAAGATGGTGTTGCACTAGAATTTGATCCAGACAGTTTGGATCTCATAGCAGAACGTACATTGCACACAAAAACAGGCGCCAGAGGGTTACACATTGAACTAGAACGTGCATTGCTACCGCATATGTTTGATCTACCAAAATATAAACGACAAAACATACTGCAAGTGGTCATCAATAAAGAGTTGATAAATACTCCTATGACACTGATACAAGAAAATTCATGAAACTATACGGACGAACAGTTTTGGTCAAAGATGGCAACGTAGACAAAGCTCTGCGAAAATTCAAGAAAAAAATTCAAGATGATGGGTTGCTGAACAATCTTCGCGAGCGAGAATTTTATGAAAAACCTACCACTGAGAGAAAACGTAAAAAATCTGCGGCGAAAAACCGCTTGCAAAAACAAATAACGGCCCAGGCACTGCCAAAGAAATTGTTCTAAGTCTCTTTACATTTAATCACTTTTAATCTATAATAAATAACTGTGTAGATGCCGATGGTCGGGTCTATATTAAAGTCATCTTGCTTAATAAAGGAGAAAACAAATGACAAAAACTCTCACACTTCGTAGTTTCGACATTCCTGCAATTCACAAATTTGGTATTGGTTTTGATAACTTATTTGATGATCTAATGCGTGTAAATGCTCAACAAGCCAACAACAACTATCCACCCTACAACATTGTACAGATCAACGATGATGAGTATATGATCAGTATTGCGGTAGCAGGTTTTGGCCATGATAATTTGTCAGTTACAAAAGATAAAAACTTTTTGATTGTTGAAGGCACACATGCAGCTGAAACTGTGGAAAACAATGATTCTACGGCAGTATTTTTGCACAAAGGAATCAGCGAAAGAAGTTTCCGTAGGGAATTTCAATTGGCAGATCACGTAGAAATTAACAATGCAAATCTTGAATTGGGGATTTTAACCATTCATTTAAAACGTGAAGTACCTGAAGAAATGAAACCAAAGAGCATTGCAATTACCTATACAAACTAATATAATAGTAAATACACAGTGGAGAGCAGTCTCCACTGTACAATTATACCAATAAAGGAATGCCGATGTCACAATCAGATACTGCCAAAAAAATACAAGTTAATCACGACATCAAGGAGCCACCAATGTTCAAGGTGATATATGTCAATGACAATCAGACTTCGGTGGAATTTGTAATTGAAAGTCTAGTTAGTGTGTTTAGTTATAATACTGATACTGCACTGAAAATTACCGAAAACATACACACCGAAGGCAGTGCAGTGGTAGCGGTATTACCTTATGAGATTGCTGAACAAAAAGGTGTCGAAGTGACATTGTCAGCAAGAAGCCAAAATTATCCATTACAACTGAAATTAGAACCAGAACTGGTCTAAGATTACTTTATTTCTATGCGTTTAGGATAGTAAGGCCGTTGGCACCATTCAGTATCGCCGCGTCCTCTACAGTTATTAACATATCTGATGTCATTGGTAATTCTGTCTACCTGTTGATGATAGTGACCAAAACACCATGTATGGATTTTGTGTTCAGTGTCTTCATTCAATGCCAGCTCCAAATGTGGATTGCCAGTGGTGTTAAATCTCCAACTGCCGGACAATGCAATGTCATGCTCCACCAACCATGGTGCTGGTACTGTGTGTGACACAATCACAATAGATTTAACATCCGGATGAGTTTGTAATTTTTTAACACCTTGAATAAGATACGCTGCATCATTAAGTGCTGCCGAAGCAACATCGTCAACGGCAGTTTTACTAATTTGATACGTGTCTTGAAACCATAATTGGGTTTGATCTGCATCAATATTAAGATCAAAATCATAATTCCACCAGCCGTTTGCACCAATGATAGCAACACCATTGACAACAACCACATGCTCGCGCATGAATACTACATTTTTAATTTTAGCAAGTCTATCAGCCAGTTCTTTATAACTTTGATTTAACGTATCAAGCTGCCAACGATGTTCGTCGTTGCCGTCGATATAAAAAACAGCTTGATAACATTCACTAAGATGAGTTAATGTTTCAACTGTTAAATCTATTGTTTTAGCAATATCGCCAGCTACTACACAAACTGGACTTGTGGCCTGCCCGGCCCAGTCAAATTTATCCCAGGTCTCGACGTGTAAGTCAGAAATTAAATCAAATGCAAAAGTCATGATACATATTTAAAAGGATTTTACATGAACATAATATTTGGAACAGAGCAAGCTGAAAAATTACGTGACCGTTTTACTGTGCTTGAACTTGATACTTTTACACTTGGCAACAGTGGACCAACTGTAACGGCATATTGTGTGATAGAAACAGTGCCGCTGGATCAAATGCCCATGATTGAAGCATGGCAAAGATTACACACCGCATTGATAAAAAATTTTCAAGAACGAAATTGGACCTACTGTAATCCGTTAATAGCACAATTAAAAGGTGCCTGGAATTTAGAAATTGATAGCTTTTATGAAATTCTTCAACAAAGAATTGACAATTTATTAGCAACAGAGCCAGATAAAAATTGGACCCATGTCATTGAACGGCCAATTGGAGAAATATTTTAACACTGGTATTGCCTAAGGTTTGGCATATTTTTTTGCTTTTTCGTATACAATTTTAAATTGTTGATTTGTTGGCCAAATAAGATTTGTGTTGGTTTTAAAAAATTCCACAATAGATTGATGAGATGTTAGGTTATTCCAATGGTCAACCCAGTGATTACAACTCTTGGATTGTTCAAATTTAACAAAGGCTAACGATAAGTTTGTTTCCAATTCAGAGTTAATTTGATCAAAAAAACTCTTGCTAAAAAAATGTTCGCGGTTATGATCTGCAATTTGTTGCAATTGAGCTAGTTTATGTTGTCTTTCATGATCAGTCCAATTTGCAATTTTTTTCATCAACAACACTATAGCTTGTAATCTTTTTGCAGGGTCTTTTATAGTATCGTAACTTTCATCAATCACAGTATCAAATGTTTTAAATCCGTAGGTTCTTAGGTATTCTAAACTACCGTGCGTGGCTGCTAAAATAAAAGGTTGCCCACAGGCAATAGGGCGCAACGATTTTTCAGTCAACTGCAATCGGTCGTCATCAAATAATGTTTCTAACACAACTTCAATATCGGTATTTGCATAATCTTCTATAGTAAAATCTGCACTACTAGTGCTAGGAGCGGTGTTGACACTGAAATGATTTTCAAGGTGATGCTCAGATTGCCAACCTGGATTGGCAAACGTGTGATTTTTGTAATACACACCCTGTTCGTTGAATACTGCAGATGTTTGACAGTCTGAGACCAAGTTGTGCTCTACTAGTAAATCAGCAAATTTTAGTCGATATTCTCTAGTACCGGTCCATGCACGATTGTAAATTAAAAATTTTTTTGTTGGTGTTTTTTTTATTGATATGTGCTGGGCAAATCGAAACCAATCCAACGACAACAGTGCATGATTCCAGTAGTAAATTGGAATAAAATTGTTATTTTGATAGATGTCAAGATTTTTAGATCTTTTTTCACTGTGTAGTAAAAATACGTTGTCATAAATGCACGGCGTGTGTCTTAAATTATGTTGATTGTACTTGATGTTTAGTGATTTCAAAATAGTAGTAAATTTGTCACTCCAATCAAACTCATAATTTTCATACAACTCAAAATTTAAAGGCTCCTGGTCATAACAGTAAATACTTGGTTGAGAAGTTCTTTCTTGCCAGTTATAATTTTTAATTACATTCAAATCCTCGAACTTTTTTGATCCATATGGATAAAATCGATAAATTATTACAACTTCTCCGCAATTTTCTTCAGCAAGACTTTGGACATAGTGATACAGTCGATCTAAGGGAATACTCATAGGATGGTATTTACAATTAAAACCATCAAGGAATAAAATATGTCAACTCAGCTAATAAAAAAATACCAATTTCACAAATTCTGGGATGATGAATTTAAACACCTACTGTACCAACATGAGGAATTTAACGATCCTGACAACTTGAAGCTTTGGACTGATGCAGGATATCCTAATCGGTTCACCGGTGACATGTGTGATATGCGTAGTCAACAACCTTCATGGAATCAACGATTTGTAGATATGTTTTCGGGCAACGGCTGGAAGGACATTGGCACCAGTTATTATCGAATGAGTACTGGCACAGTATTGCCTACACACAGCGATTTGTACAAAAAATATGTCAAATTGTTCAATCTTCAAGGTCGCGAACATACCATAAGACGTGCTATAATATTTTTAGAAGATTGGCAACCTGGGCATTACGCCGAGTTGTTAGATGAACCTTTTGTGGGCTGGAGAGCAGGCGCAGCACTTGAGTGGAGCTATGATGCCGCACACATGGCCGCCAATTTGGGAATCTCTCCTCGATACACATTACAGATTACAGGGCATGTAGATGATTAACAGTTATAATGAATGGGACCCACTGGAAGAAATAGTAGTGGGGTCAGCAACCTATGCAAATTGGCCGTCCGCTGATCCTGTGTTTGCAAAAGAAAGTTCCAAAACTACCTGGACCAAAACACCAGTACCCAGTGGTCCAGTTCCACAATGGATCATTGATGAAACAAATGAAGATTTGGATGTATTGGCTGATACACTAACAAAATTAGGTATTGTAGTACATCGTCCAACAGAAATAAATTTTCAAGAACGCAACGGCATGTATAACTATTGTCCTAGAGACAGGTTGTTAATTGCAGGATCCACTGTGATTGATACTGCTGTGTTGTATCCCTGCAGAGACCAAGAAATTCAAGCACTAGATTTTGTAATAAAAAGTGCTAAAAAAGTATTGACCATGCCCAAAAATTCAGGTTATGTTCTAGACGCTGCAAACATATTACGATTGGGAAAAGACAAATATTTGTTCCTTGAAAGTGCCAGTGGTAATCGTCTCGCATGGCACTGGTTGATGGCCAATTTGCCTACCACAACCAGTATGGAACTTTGTAATTTTTATTCAGGCGTGCACATTGACAGCACCATAATGCCTTTGCGAGAAGGTGTTGTGTTGTTAAATGCCAGCAGAGTTAATAAATCTAATTGCCCACGTGTGTTTGCCGACTGGGAATGTATCTATATAGATGATGTTGTGGCACAAGATTTTTATCAGTATCCTTATGCATCAAAATGGATAGGCATGAACATGTTGGTAGTTGATCCCAACACAGTGATAGTGGATGCCGCACAACACAGCTTAATGGAATTGTTAGCTAGGAAAAATTTTACTGTGATACCCCGTACATTGCGACACAGTAGAACACTAGGTGGCGGCTTTCATTGTGCCACACTGGATCTCCGGAGACGTCATGATTAATCCCATCACAATTGATCCTGCGTTGATTCAGCAGTTGGTTGAACAAGAAGTTGAAAAAAATATTCTTAGTACAATTGAAAATCTTTGCCAAGATAAAGCATGGTTAGCTCGTATAGAGCACATGATCAATCAAACAGTAACACATGAAACTATTACTAGAATTGGCAGCATTGATATTAATACCATTATACGCCAGCGGGTTGATGACAATATGAACACAGTCAAACAACAGTTGCTGACAGATTTTGCCAGTACCGGTATTGACGATCAAGCCACTGTGTGTCAATTGACCATAATGGACGATACCACTGTGGTAGAAAATCGGCTAACCACTGCAGATCTAACAGTGGTCAATGGCGCTAGGATCAATGATCTTGCAGTGACTGGCAGTATTAATACAGATAATCCAGCCTGGACTGCATTGGCCGACAACATTAGTAATTCTGCTCTTGAAAAATTATCTGAGAAGTGGCGAACAGAATTGGTACAACAAGTTGCCGACCAAATACGCAAACAAGGCATTGATTTTGATGCTGTAACCATTGGTGGCAATTATGTTGTCTCGGGCAATCAACTAAGCAAAACAATTACAGAATCAAGTTTGCAATCAGTTGGATTGTTGAATCAACTGTCGGTCAAAGGCGATGCACACATAAACAATACTCTGCATGTGGTTAAAAGTAGAATAGGTATCAACACAGATTCTCCTGAAGCTGCACTCAGCGTGTGGGATGAAGAAGTTTCTGTAATTGTGGGCAAGCACAAGGCCAAACAGGCTTATATTGGCACAGGTAGAGATCAAACACTGAGTTTAGGAGTTAATCGTACACCATATCTTGACATTGACAACACCGGGCTGACCACTGTGAAAAAATTACAGGTAGGAGTGCACAAGTTCAGCCATGCCACACAAGTTCCAGGCTGGTTAGGAACCAAAGGAGATATAGTGTTCAATGCTAATCCAGGCCCTGACCGTGTGTTTGCCTGGGTATGCACTGGTTCTTATAATTGGCAAGTCATCAAAGGTGCAGAATGAACGTCAGTTGGGTATTGGCAGACGCCACAGCATTGGATCCCACACAGGATCTTGCGCAATTAAAAAATATAGGCAGCTTTTGGGGCGGCTGGCGTACATGGCGTGCCTGCGCCACAGACAATGTTGTTTGTCACAGTGCAACACAGGCTGAAAATTTATTGAAACGAAAATTTCAAACGCAATGTAATTTTTACATGCCAAATTCTGCTTACTTGACATTGAATCGTCCAGAAGGTGTGCGGTTGTATGAAGGTGAATTTGTGCATGATGTTGACCGTCAAGAAGAAATTGTTGCCATGCACTTGGCAGCTGGCGCCAATGACATTATACTACTGTTGGGATTTGATCTACAGGATCGACCAAAAAATCCTGACAAGCTGGCAGAAAATCAAATGCAGCATTACCGAAATTTGTTTAAACAGGTAATTGTAAACAATCCTAACACACAATGGGTTTTGGTAGATCATCCAGGAGAAATTGGAAAATCGTTTGAATCATTGAACAACTTGACCAAAGACTCAATGAGCAGTGTGTTCAAAATGTTAGCTGCTTGACTTGTAATTGGAGTTGTAGTATAATACACTATGACTACACTACAACGCATAGGTTTTTGTTGCAAATGGCTGAATGATCCTTCTGAATGTGGAGGCATGAAAGTCAATGCAAAGGACCGTGAACTGAACGGCAGATCAACTACCATGAGGTGGCTTCGCGAACATGTGGATGAAGCCGAACAACGTCAGTGGGATATCATGAATCACAATACTGCAGCCGCTGTGAAAATGATTGAGCGTGTGGCCACTCTGCCTGAAGGTCGCAGAATGGTTCGTCTGGGCAGTGAAATGCTACAGGGCTACACTGAACCCAGTTGGATTGCGTGGTGGCAACGTCAGGAAATACAAGATCATTGTGCAAAGATATTTGCACCCATTGGTGAAACTGCACGTAGACTAGATGTCAGACTGAGTTTTCACCCTGGACAGTTTTGTGTTTTGGCCAGTGAGAATCCTGGCATCGTAAATAGAAGTATACAGGAGTTTGAATATCATGCAGATATGGTTCGCTGGATGGGATACGGCAAGACTTTCCAGGACTTTAAAATCAACGTACACATCTCGGGTAAACAAGGCCCCGATGGCATTCGCGCTGCCCTCCAACGTCTTAGCCCCGAAGCAAGAAACTGTATCACCATCGAAAATGACGAAAACGCCTGGGGAATCGACAGCAGTCTCGAACTTGCCCGAGACTGTGCCCTCGTGCTTGATATACACCACCACTGGATCCGTACAGGAGACTACATTCAATCCTCCGACGATCGAGTTAAAGGCGTAATTGATTCATGGCGCGGTGTAAGACCTGCCATGCATTATAGTGTCAGCCGAGAAGACTATCTAGTGGGTCATGATGCCACTGAGTTGCCCGACATGCAAGCACTGCTTAACCAAGGTTTCAAAAAGCAAAAACTACGAGCCCATAGTGACTTCTATTGGAATTCGGCAGTGACCGATTGGGCATTGACCTTTGCTGAAAACTTTGATATTCAATGCGAAGCCAAGGGTAAAAATCTAGCTAGCCAACAAGTTTATGAACGATATATTGCTTAACACATTTGACTGGATACGAGATGATTTTAAGTCCAACAGATTTCGCTTTGTTGTTGAGCTTGTTGCTTGGGCTATCAGCATTGGTTGCAGTATCACTATGGCACTCACAGTCCCCACCCCTCCGCTACTGGCTCTTTACCCTGTGTGGATCCTTGGCTGTGCTATGTATGCTTGGGCTAGTTATACAAGGAAATCTTTTGGCATGCTGGCTAACTACATCCTGCTTGTAACTATTGACAGTGTTGGCCTGGTGCGCATGCTCATGTGACTAAGCTCTTGACCTAAAATTTTATTGTACAAAAAATCATTCTATAAATATCTGCCTAAAGCAACCAATAGGCAACACATGGACAGATATAAAGAACTTGAACAACTTATAACACAATTTAGAAGAAATTTACCTCAAGACCAACACTATGCAGACAGACTGGCAGAAGAACTAGAACTAATAAGAGATCAAAACTTTGCTCGACATTTTTTGCGAGTGAGAGAAATATTAGATCTCACAACAGATATACCACACATCACTAGAGGATCAGCAGGAAGCAGTTTAGTATGCTGGCTCATGGGAATCAGTGATTTAGATCCAGTGGCAGAGAACATCCCTATAGCACGTTTCATGAATCCCAAACGTGATGATCTTCCTGACATCGATCTTGATTTTCCACACTGGCAACAGGCCACTGTGATGAATAGAATATTCAAACGCTGGCCTGGACAAAGTGCCAGAGTGTCAAACTATGTGATGTATAAGGAAAAGTCAGCCAAAAGAGAAGCAGCCAAACGACTGGGTGCCAAAGGCACTCTTAAACGTGGCTTTGAATTTCATCAAGTGCTACCCCCAGAAGAGATACAGGAAGCTGAACGTGTAACAGCCAAGCTCATGGGTAAAAAACGATGTATTTCAAAACACTGCGGTGGCATATTGATCTTTGATCGCGCTGTGCCCAAAAGTCTAATCAATGGTGACAATCAGATCTTGTTAGACAAGTATGAAACTGAAGACCTTGAGCATTTTAAAATTGACATTTTGGCCAATCGTGGATTGAGTCAACTATGGGAAATTGATCAGCGTTCGTTAACTGACTATCCTGAACATGATCAAGCCACCAGCGACCTACTAGGTCGTGGTGATGTGTTGGGTGTGACTCAGGGTGAGTCACCGGCCATGAAAAGATTGTTCCGAGCTCTTAAAGTAAAAAGCCGTAGCGACTGTACTTTAGCTACTGCACTCATACGACCAGTGGCCACACAGGGCAGACGCAAGGCGTCTGCGTTTCAAGACTGGAGTACTGATACCATACAACAAGATACAGTTGTGTTTGAGGATGATGCCATAACCATGATAGCAGATATTTTAGAATGCGACATGTATACAGCAGACATGTGGCGCAGAGCCTTTGCCAAACGCAATGAAGAAAAGATCTATGAATTCATGCAGTTAATTGGAGATCATCCTAAAAGAGATACTGTGCTGAGTGCCTTGAGAGAACTCAGCCATTTTGGTCTTTGCCGTGCTCATGCCACTAATTTAGGTAGATTGATCTGGGCGTTGGCTTACCAAAAAGCACACAATCCTGAACAATTCTGGAGAGCCTGCTTGAAACATTGTGAAGGCAGTTATAGTCGTTGGGTGTACTATCAAGAAGCCAAACTGGCCGGTGCGGTGCATGCTCCAATGGAGGGCGGCGAATGTGATGAATTAGCTCGTACTGGTCGTTGGACTAGCAGTAGATTTATTCCAGCCTGCACAGAAATACGGCGTCCTGGTGAAGTAGAATTTTTAGGACTTGTTGCCAATTATCGAGTGTTCAAAAGCGGCGCTAAAGATTACATTACCTTTGCTACCCTGGGCACAGGCAACGGACGCTATTTAGATGTGATACTACCACATGCTATCAGTTTTTCAGAGCAACCAATTCTATGGGGAAAAGGCCGATTAGACTATGCAAACAATTCAGAATGTGTTAAAGTGTACAAAAGCAAACGCATGCGACTGCAAGAAATAGCACACATTGATTAATGGCCCGACTACACATATACCCACATAACGAACCTCAACAGGATCTACACATAGTGGCAGATCCTGCCGCACTGAGAGCACTAGCACAGGCTCTGTTAAGTGTGGCCAAAAATCCAAACATTTTTGAGCGAGTAAAGTTGCATACAAGTGATGGACATGAATACACTGCTATGATTGTGTCTGGTATTTCTGAATCTGAGTGGCAAGACATATCTCCAGCCTATGCCAAATCAACTGTTCCGGCCATCTCAGTCCTGGAAGATTATCATAGTTTAAAAACACAGTTGACAGAGTCCCAACAAAAATCGTAACAAAACTGTAATATGATTCTGCTTAAATAATTTTGTCACAACAAGGAGAACTCAGTGAACAAACTACTAGCAATCTTATTAACCGCAGTCGCTTTATCAGCAAACGCAGACATCACAGGCGCTGGCGCTACATTCCCATTCCCAATCTATGCCAAGTGGGCTGAAGGATACAAGAAAGCCACAGGCAACAGTTTGAACTATCAAAGCATTGGTAGTTCAGGTGGCATTAGACAAATTAACGCAAAGACAGTTGACTTTGGTGCAACAGATGCGCCAGTTAAAGGTGAAGATCTTGACAAGAACGGACAAGTGCAGTTTCCTGCTATCATAGGCGGAACAGTTCCTGTAGTAAACTTAGATGGTATCAAGCCGGGTGAACTAAAGATTACTGGACCAGTAATGGCAGATGTATTCATGGGCAACATCATTCGTTGGAATGATCCTCGATTACTAGCATTAAACCCAGGTAAGACATTGCCTAACACTGAAATCACCATTGTTCATCGTGCTGATGGTTCAGGTACAACATTTAACTGGACAGACTACTTGAGCACTGTAAGTCCAGAGTGGTTGGCCAAAGTAGGTCGCGGTGCCGCAGTCAAGTGGCCAGCGGCAAACTCAGTAGGTGGTAAAGGCAACGAAGGTGTTGCTGCCAACGTGAACAGAATCAAAGGTTCGATTGGATATGTAGAATATGCTTATGTTAAAAAGAACAACATGACATTCCTACAATTACAAAACCGATCAGGCCGCTATGTCAGTCCAGATGATCTAACATTTGCCGCGGCTGCAGACGGTGCTGATTGGTTCAGTGTTCCTGGTATGGGACTCAGCATTGTGGACCAACGTAATCCCAATGCTTGGCCTGTTAGTTCAGCCAGTTTCATCATCATGTACAAAGAGCCAAAGAATAAAACCAATAGTGATGAAGTGCTAAAGTTCTTTGATTGGGCATTTAAGAACGGCAAGAAAGATGCTATGGATTTAGATTATGTACCATTACCGGACAGTTTAACAAAGCAGATACGTGAACGTGTTTGGACACAAATTAAATAAACCGCGTACAAAATAGAGTACGGCTGGAGTCTCGTAACCAGCACTGGCACCTTCGGGTGCTTTTTTATGCCCACTAAACTTGTGCTCTAGAGCAATAAATATTAACATAATAAGAATTATATAAAGTGAGCAATAATGATAAAAAAAATCGCTCTAGGACTGGCTAGTCTTGTAAGTCTAGCGATTCCATCTGCACAACCTACCAATGCCAGAAACTCTGACAATGCAAACACCAACGAGTGTGTACGATGGATCTGGAGTGGGGATGTGTATGCTAGAAAAGTAACATGTGTGGAATGGCGTAAAAAAGATTGCTCTAATAGATTATACAAAGAAATTTGTAAACGGGAGTAAAAAAAATGATAGATCCAATCACAGCACTAGCAGGAATACAAAGCGCAATCAGCATGGTCAAGAAGGCAGCTAATGTTGCCAATGACCTAGGCTCACTTGCGCCCATGATTGGCAAGATGTTTGATGCCAAGAGCACTGCCACAAAAGCATTGATGGAGGCTAAAAAGTCTAAGAAAGGTTCCAACATGGGAACCGCACTTCAGATTGAGATGGCGTTAGAGCAAGCCAGAGCTTTTGAGGAAGAACTTAAAATGCTCTTTATGCAGACTGGTAAGATTGATGTGTGGAACAAGATTAAAGCTAGGCAAGCAGAAATGGATGCAGATGATGCTCAAGAATTAAGACTTCATAATGCTCAACAACGAGCACGTAAACAAAAAGAAGCAGAGATGAATGAGTGGGCAATGATTATTGGCGCAGTTGCATTTGTTTTATTTTTGTTGTTTATCGGTGGATATGAACTACACCAGTTTTGTCAAACAGGCAATAGGTGCGGAAGATGAACGAATATCAAAAAACCTTTGACATGTGTTTAAAGATATTTGTTTATGGGTGTGTGGCGTTGTATTTCTTGGGTTTTCTTAAATTTTTGCCTGATGATTTGTCAAATAAAATTGTAAATTTATTATTAGGCAAAGTAGGACTATAACTATAACTATTCCTAATAAATACTCAAAGGGAGAAAACTATGTTAGATATATTACTTTGGGTAGCACTAGGTGCGTTTGTAGGCTGGAATTTTCCACAACCATCATGGGCCAAAACAATGCAGGAAAAAATACAATCACTGCTTGCTAAAAAATAAGTGGAGATTTGCATGGTAACAAAGAAAGTTACTGCCAGAAGAAAATCAGTAGCGCCGCCTGCACCACCATCAAAAAACTTTTCAACGGCCGCTTTAGGGGTGTGTATGGTTATTCTTACCAACTATCAAGCTGAAGTAAAACAAGCATTATCATTAATATTAAAAACGCTGACATGAATATATTAGACAAATTTTTAGAATTTAAAAAACTCCCTTACATTCTAGCAGGAGTCATATTTCTTTGCAGTCTAGCGGTGCTTAGTTGTTTTAAAAGCGCCGAAACTCAGTTGGACACACTCAATCACGCTGTGTCGTTTAGTCGAGCTATGATCAGATCATCTGACGATCTGACCAATTATGCAAGATATTATGTCACAACAAAAAACGACCAATGGAAAACTGAATTCAACAATGTGCTCAAGATACGAAACGGTGAATTGGCTGATGAAAAGGGCGTGGTCAAATCATTCAAGGATAGACTCAAAGAAGTACCGTTTTTACAGAGTGAATTAGACACACTTTTAAAAGCAGAACAGTTGAGCAACAATTTGGCAAAGCTAGAAATTGAAGCATTTGATTGGACTCAAAAGGGCAAAATTGAATTAAATTTCGACATACAAACTCATCACCACATGGCTGCACAATTGTTGATGTTTGGAGATGACTATAAGAACCATAAAAATCAAATTATCCAAACCACAAATGAATTTTACACGTCAGTTGTTAATAGGCTGCAATCACAATATCTGTTCTACATGACAACTGCATGGACAATGATAATCTGTATTAACATAAGTTTGATACTTTTAATAGTCGCTATCAAACATAAAGACAGCATGGTGACTAGACCCAAACGTATAGTGAAAAAGTCACCTGTAAAAAAGCCAATTAGGAAATAGTATAATCTGAATCAAACACACAATGTGTGACATTGTGTGTTTGTTGGTTACTTGGCCGCAACCTTTGGTGTTCTTGGCTTGGGTTCTGTTTTGGGTTTTGCAGGTGCTTTTGGCTTTACAGGTGCTTTTGGCTTTGCAGGTGCTTTTGGCTTTGCAACTACTGCCGCAGGTACTACTGCGTCTGGTACAACAACCACTGCTTCAACTGCTGGAGCTGTAACAGGAACTGCGTTGGATGCTTCAACTGCTGCAGGCAATGCTTCTACCTTGCGGGGTTCTTCTGGAATAGTTTTGGGTCTAAGCGACAAGAATTTTTTTAAGAATGTTAACATGGGTTCTCCTATACAGTGTATTTACTCCAAAAAAAAAATTAATTTTTATTTGACATTTATGTGGCAATGCAATATAATAACATAAATACTCAGTAGAAACCATGAGTAGCTACATATACAGGACATTACAAATGAAATACCTATCAGAAAAAATGCTGTCTATCTTGGAACGTTTAAGTGAAATGTTTCCAGGTAACAGTTATCAAAGCCGCTTAGATCAATATCTAAGCACCAAAGGCATTACCGATGCTGCACAGTTGGAAACTTACGTCCGACAATTTAATTCTCAACTAGAAACTTATCTATGAAAAACTTTTTAAAAACCATTTACAAAGGTCTAATCACCTGGACAGAAATGATCCACGAATATCGTCAACACTCTGCCAGCAGACACCATTATTGGAAATAATCATGGAATTAGTAGCAATTCAAATTATATTATTTGGGATAATAATTCTAATGTATTTGGTACAGGAGTTGGATCAATGAACTATTTAGACACATTGTTGATGTTGATACGCTGGGCGCAACAAGGTTGGGAAGTCCATCCTATCAACCTCAATGATGAAATCACTGGTTGGGTTTAATCCAAAAATTGATAAGTAATTGATGAATGAACTTATTGCCACCTTGGTGATGACACACATCACCATAGTGTGTGTTACTTTGTATCTACACCGCGGGCAAGCACATCGCGGCATACTTTTTCACCCTGTGCTAGAACACTTCATGCGAGCCTGGCTATGGCTCACCACAGGCATGGTTACCAAACAGTGGGTAGCAATACATCGTAAACATCACAGATTCACAGAAGAATCTGGCGATCCACACAGCCCACATGTGTACGGAATTCTTAGAATTTTATTTCGCGGCGCTGAACTGTATCATTCGGCCAGCAAAGACTCTGAGATGGTGCAACAATATGGCGCAGGCACACCCAACGATTGGCTGGAACAAAACGTATACACCAAGCACAGCCGCCTGGGTATCTTGCTCATGTTACTGATAGATCTATTGCTGTTTGGTTATTGGGGCGTGTTAATATGGATTATCCAAATGATATGGATCCCATTCTGGGCGGCAGGTGTAATCAATGGGTTAGGACACTGGTGGGGGTATCGAAATGGTGAAACCAAAGATCACAGTAGAAACATTGTTCCTTGGGACATTGTTGTTGGTGGCGAATGCCTGCATAATAACCATCATTTGGATCCTGCTAACCCTCGACTGAGCCGTCGTTGGTTTGAATTTGATGCAGGCTGGATGTGGATACAAATTTTTAAATTTTCTAGGTTATTGACTTTAAAAAATTAGTGATCGCTCACTACAAATAATTGTTGCACTGCACAATAATTATCATATATAATATAGTACAAGACGCTGCATAGGGCGGGTCTTGTTAACATTTCGCTTAATAAAGGAAAATAAAATGTTCGCATTAGATAACACAATCGACTCTATTCAAACCAGTCAAAAAACTTTCGTTAAAACTTTTGTTCAAAATGAAACAATTGCAGATACACTCAACAAACTAGTTGATACCAACGCCGAATACTCCAAAAAGGCTGTTAAATTGGGTGCTGACACAATGGCTACTTTGGTCGAAGAGGCCACCAAATTTGCTCAAACTGCTGGTAAATTTGATTACGCTAAAATGGTTGAAGAGTTTACGCCAAAAGCAAGTAAAAAATAAAACAATAATTGTTTGGCCAAAATCCAGTATTTCGATACTGGATTTTTTTTTGCCATAAGTAATTGTACAATCATTATAGCATGCTATAATACATGCACTAACTTATTTAATTATCATGACCACACCAGACTCAGACACCAATGTAAAAGATCATTCACAGCTGTTGAACGATACAGGTATGTATGTTTTTATGGGTCCAGTGGACGATGAAGCCATCAAACCTATCATTGAATGGATTCTTGTTGAAAATCATGTGGTCAAGAAAAAGAAAAAAGAACTGCTACTAATGATCTGCAGTGAAGGCGGCGATCTCCAAAGTGCGTTTGCACTGATAGATGTGATGAATGCCAGTAGTATTCCGGTTAAAACCATTGGACTAGGACAAATTGCCAGTGCAGGACTGTGTATATTCATTGCAGGGGCCAAGGGCCGCAGGGTTCTTACACCCAACACAAGTATTCTAAGTCATCAGTACAGCTGGGGCAGTGACGGCAAAGCACATGAATTGTTTGCACAGGTAAAAGAATACGAACTCACATTTCAGCGCATGTTAGAGTTGTATCGTAATGCAACTGGATTAGATGACGACGCCATACGCAAATACCTGCTGCCGCCACAGGATGTTTGGCTAAGTTCCAAAGATGCATTGGAATTGCACATCTGTGACTATGTGAGTGATCTCAAGAAGTAATTACTTCTGACGCTTACGCCCTAGAGTTTTTTCGTTACCAAATTTCTCTGGTTCTTGATAGGCCTTGACATTGCTACGAGGCGGAATATAATCAACCAACTCCCCAGCTTTGCCCTTGTCTGCATCACCAGCAGTGGCAGTCTGCTCTACATTGGGTTCAACCTTGGGTTGTTTGTTGATGTTAAAAACCAACTTGCCACTTGAACTAGATGTGCTGGAATAACTCTTTTGTGCCTCCAGTGTGACTTCGGTAAACAACTTGCTGGGCCATACTGTATTAAACCCTTGGATTATGAATTCTGTTTTGGCATTTTTAGCTTCAGTGTACATCTGCACAAACGCCGAGTTATTGAGAATGTCAGCGGCAGCATCACTGAAGTCTGTGGTCATGTTGATATGATTAACAACCTTGTACGCAATACTTGCTACCATGTGATTCAATGGTACTATCTTGCTGGGATCTTCTGCAGTGCGATCGTGATAAATCTTCTTTAGATTTTTACTGATATTGATTTTGTCAATATCAAAGTCTTTGACACCTGCATATTGCTTTAAACCCATTACTTGTTGTACTTCTGCAGCAGTGATTAATTCTTGTTCTACTGCCAGGGTCAATGGGCCTGAATTATGATCACCTCGGTCAATGGTTTCTAGAATTTCAATCACATCGGCATATTGCTGTCGGAACTGTGTCATACCAGCAGCTTCTAGTTCACGCACACTGGTCAATAAGTTTATGCTAGATGCCATCGCACCCTTGGCGCCTTTTGAACTGAGTTTGATCTGTTTGCCTTCAGGACTGATCAACAAACTATCGTATAACCCACCGCTGACATTTTGATTGAAACTCACAACAGATCCTGCAAATCCATCTTGACCCATGAAGATTTCCGCGGCCTTGGCAGCATTGCCTTTGACTGGAATACCACGGATCAGCACGATAGGTTGTAGCATTTCGCAAAAGTAATCACGGAAACCAGCAAAGTCCATCTTGCCCGCAGGCACACTCACAGGAAACCTGTCAGTGGAAGTAATAATAACTGCGGCGCGATACTCGTCTGAGCTTTCACCAAACTTGGCAGCAATCTGTGCCAGTATACTGGATGGAGTTTGACTTTTGAATTCAGTCAACACATCACTGGGTTTGTAACCGACTTTTTCTTTGCTGCCACGAGCATCCGATTGACTAAACCCACCAGGTATATCTTTGGTTTGGAAAAATGTATTTTGTGTTCTGACCGGTTTGATTTCCTCGGCAAATTTTGCCAAGTATCTAGGACCCACCGCGGTATTAAATGCTGCTATGCCAAATGCTCGTGTTCTTGCATTGGGACGATTAATCTGTTCAATCTCACGCCCAACTTGATCTTCTACCTGAGCAAAGGCCGCCAACATTTGTTGGACATCTGTGTATGATCCAACTTCTGGGTAAAAAGTCAGTCCCTGAAATGCAATTTGATCGTCGGCATCAGGGCCACGGTTGTAAATTTCGCCAGGTTGCCGGGCACTTAGTCCACGACTTTCTTCTAAATTGTCTAGCAAATCAAGTAGGTCACGCATTGTATTTTTCCAAAAATTATAGTATACTTATACAATATTATGGCAGTAGCTGTTAGTTTATAAATAAAAATTACAATGTCATTTGAAAAAACTTTTTGCTCAAGCCCATGGTTGCACATGAGAATCAACAATTCTGGCAGTTACGAGTATTGCAGATGGCAATCCAAAACATCTCAAACCAGCAGGATTGACGCTGATCACAACATAAGAAATCAATCACCAATTGACTACTTTCAGAATACCATGGCGCCCATACGGACAAAATTACTTTCGGGTCAAGACCATGCTCCATGTTCTGAATGTCATCACATGGAACAACACAAAAAACCCAGTGGTAGACAGCGCCAGTTATTGAAAGTTGGTGTCACTGTTGACAAATTTGAAAAAACCATGATCAGCAGTCCGGTATTTCACGAATTTAAATACAGCAATGATCACAACGGGCATACTAACAGATTGCCCAGTGACTGGCAGATTGATCTTGGTAATTTTTGCAATTCGGCGTGTGTGTATTGTAATCCAGAATTTAGCAGTAGATTGGCCACAGAATTTAAACGCATTGGATTGATAGATCAAATGCCTCCGGGCTCGTGGTGCAACGATGAAAAATTAATAAAAAAGTTCATTGACAATTTAAGCGTCTGCAATGAATTGCATTACCTGCACTTTCTTGGAGGTGAAACACTGATCACGCCTGGATTTGAAATTATTCTAAAAGGGATCATTGCCGCAGGCCTGGCCAAGAATGTCACAATAGGATTCACTACAAATCTCACTGTATGGAACAGTGATGTTATTGATTTGTTAACACAATTCAAACAGGTCAATTTGGGAGTAAGCATTGATACCTTGACGCCAGTCAATGACTACGTGCGTTGGCCCAGTGATTTGCCCGAGGTCAATAAAATTTTAAATCAATGGATATCATTGTCTAAAAATCATGGTTGGTTAATGCAACTCAGAGTAACTCCAACTTGTTTGACAATACATGACTTGACAACAATTTATGATTTTGCATGGGACAATAAATTGTCAGTGGAAAGCTGTAATTTTCTTCAAGACCCAGAATTTTTAAGAATCAATGTGTTACCAAAACAACAAAGACTACAAATTTGTCAAGGTATAAAACAATGGATTGATGCACACACTGTAGAATCAACTGCGCAAATAATAAACACACGCGATCCTGGCATTGTGGAACAACAGTTGGTACAGGATGCAGCTAGTTATTGTAATTTGTTGGAGTTTGGCGAAGATGAACACCATCGATTGCCGCAACTTGTGCAGTATTTAAAAAAATTAGAAGCCAGCCGTAGCAATTGTGTGTTAGACTATGTGCCCCAATATGAATCAATTTTCAGATCTGCTGGGTACTGACATTCAACTCAATGTGCAATTACGACTGTCAGCTATTGTTGACAACGGCGTACCCACTGCCTTGGTCAAATACAACAATAAAATTTTGTTAAATCAAACACTTGATAGTGCAGTTTGTATAAACTGGGATTGTGGTCTGCTTGATCCCATGTGCATCCAGGTAGAACTCATTGATAAAATATACAATGATCAAAAAGAAACTGCAATAATTATTGAATCCTTGACAGTTGATGGTGTTGCACTGATTCCTAAATACAATAATTTGATTACTTATGTCAATGATCATGATATAGATACTCCTACTAATTATTTGGGATTCAATGGCATTTGGGAATTGCATATTCCTAGGCCATTTTATCAATGGCTACACACCGTGCAAGGTCAAGGACTGTTGATCGAATAATGAAAATTAGACTAATTGGACTACGCAACAATCTAGGTATTGGTCGGCACTACACCTGCTTTGCAGACGCTATCAAAAGAGTCAACGGCATTGGTAATCTTGTGGAAGAAATCAACTTTCAAGATTCGGCACAATTAAATTCAGCAGTGCAACAAAGCCAACCTGGAGACATCAACATCAGCTTTGTGCCCATGAACATACATGAACATTTTTGCGGACACAACGTTCAATGGACTGTGTTTGAAAGCACTCGCATACCCAGTTTGTTGATGAAGGTATTGCCACATGCTGACAGTGTGTGGGTTCCCAGTGGTTGGGGACAACAAACATTGATTACTCACGGAATTGATCCAGCCCGTGTGGCAGTGGTTCCTGAAGGCGTGGACACAGATCAATTCCATCCGTATGCTAGACCCAGCAACTTGGGCCGTCCGTTTAGATTTTTGTTTGTGGGCAAATACGAACAAAGAAAAAGTTGCAACGAAGTTATCCAAGCATTTGCACAAGCATTTGGCAATAATCCAATGGTAGAGCTGGTGATCAAAACAAACTATTTTGTAGGATACGGGCTGACTCAACAGGATTTAGAAAAATACATACAAGATCAAGGGCTAACCAATGTGCAAGTGTTCTGGGGCGAAGCTGATAATCTAGTGGACTTTTATCGCAACTGTGACGTTTTTGTGTTGCCATCCAAAGGCGAAGGTTGGGGCCTGCCCATCATTGAAGCTGCCGCATCAGGTATGCCCATTGTGTCAACATTTTACAGTGGGCATAGAGAATACCTGCAACACATAACAAGTGGCACAGTGCCTGTGGACTACAAATTGGGCACAATTGAGTGTCCCGAATACCACAGATTTTATCCCGAACCCAGCAACAATTGGGGACTATGGGCCATACCTGATGTTGACCATTTGGCAGAATGCCTGAGGTTTGCTAAAAATCACTGGGATTTTTTAGCACCCAATGCTCTTAAAAACAGCAGGGTTATCAGAACTGAATTTAGTTGGGCAAATAGCGTAAATTCTGCCCTAAAAACCCTTCAAAATCAAGGACTTTTATCTGGTTGACCAAATACTCCCAAACTGCTATAATCATAGTATGAAATTAGATACTGATGAAATTTTGCAATGGGCCGGAGCTGTGTTTATTGTAGCAGGACACAGTTTAAATGCCGCAGGTCCTGAGGCCTATCCTTACAATATCCTTACATTTTTTATAGGAACAATACTGTTTCTGGCCTGGACTATCCGTGTTCGAAACAAGCCACAGATGTTTGTGAACCTGGTGAGTGTGGCCATTGGGTTTACAGGACTAGTAAAAGCAATTGGCCAAGTTTAAAGGAAAACATAAGCAATGAAAGCATTTCTTGAAATCACTGATTGGGGCAACGAACGGGTGGTCAATCACGTTTACTTCTTAAGCGACAGCAAAGACAAGATGTATGCTTACATCAACAAGGAAGGTCGGATTGATGAAGTTAAAACTCCGTATCGCTTTCATGTTCGCGGACGCAAGTTTAAAGAGATCGCCAACACCTGGGGATTCCGACCACGTGATGAAGTAGAAGTAGAATCAGCAGGTGAACAGTACCGGGTTCCTGGTAGCAAGGGTGCAGTTTATACTGTGACCAATGACCGCGGAAGTTGGACTTGCACCTGCCCTGCATCGAAATGGCAAAAGGGCGAGTGCAAACACATTGTGAAATTAAAGACCGAAGCGTGACTTGAAGTAGTTGAAGTTTTGCAGTTGTTCTTCTGCTGTTAATGTTCTGTTATACATCAACACCACAGCAATCTTACCTTGCATGTTGCGATTCTCATAGCCACTGGTACCAACATATAATTGTGTAGGTCCAGAGAAAGCAGGGTTGGTTGTTGTGCCTCCCATGACATTCCATCCGGCCACTGCCTGATCGCTTGCTATTCCATTTACGTAGAAAGTGGTTGCACCAAAGGTTCCAGCAGCCCAATCGTCGTCATTGCCGGGATTGGGTGCTTCCCAGCCGTTGTTGTAAAATCTCATGCTCTTGTCGCCTGGGATACCAAATAGGCCTGCTAGTCCACTCACAGTGAAATCAGGTTGGAATACCATGGTAAAATCTTGATACACATTGGTTGATGCAGTGTGGATACTGCCACCAAATGAGTTTGATCCACTACCGCCTGCATTGGTAGACCAGTTGAAATAACTGGTCTGGCCATCAGCCACATAGGATATAGCACTGTAGTCGTTGACCACAGTTCCGTTATTGGCGGCAGTGGACAAGTCAGTTACGGCAGTGCCTGTTCCTGGGTAACTGGCAGGATCGCTAAAATCGTAATGTAATACTAATCCATCAGTGACTATTGACGAAGTCTGTGTAACGGACACGCCAGCTCCAACAGTGATTCCAGGTCCTATAGTTATGGCCATTGTTTAACTTATCTTGGTGTAACCGTAATTTACAGTTACAGCGTTGCCGCTGGTGTTGTTGATACCAAAAGAGAACACATTGGTGTTGGCCACCGCAGGTTGAGCATTGGCGATAGCACCGGCTGTGCCTATAATCTGAGCAGGGATGCTGGTAAACATCAATATGTTGCCACCGCCTTCATAGTTCCAGGCAAACTGTTGACCTATCACTGGCACGTTGGTGTTGGACACACTGACCGTGGCATTGTAGACTATGATACCGTTGGGTATGTTACCAAGGACCCATAGTTGATACGTGTTGTTGATCGGCACAGTGAAATTCTGTGTGCTGTTGCCTACGGGCACAGTCCAAGTGCTTTCGAATGTTGTGGCAACATTAGATAAGGTATTACCATTACCAAAGAAATTAGCGGCTGTAACATTGCCTGTGGCACTGATATTACCAGCTGAAATATTACCGGCACCAGTGATGTTGCCGCCACTCATGGTGATGGCACCGCCTGAGCCTGTGGTAATTAAATTACCGCCGGTTATGTTGCCAGAACCTCCTACTGTACCAGTGCCAAATGCTACATTGCCATTGAAATTTGCACCATTGACATTTCCGCCAGTTATAGTACCTGATCCAACAGTTAAGTTTCCACTGACAATGTTGCCAACAGCACTGATGTTGCCAGGAGCACTCAAATTGCCAGTAGTATCAAATTGCCAAGTTCCACTAACAGTGGTAATAAAACCACCATTGCCACTAACGCCCATATAAGAGCTTTCATCAGCAGTTATCAAGTTTACATAACCACCACCAGCAAATAGATCCAAATTGGCGCCTAGGGGTCTAATTCGACTGCCACCGGGCAATGTTAATGTGCCAGCGGTATTAAATATCCACTGTGCTGAGTTACCAGCCGCATCATTGCTGTTGATTACGATGTTGCCGGTATTGGCCAACTGTATATACTTGTTGTCATCGCCGATGAACTGATTGAAGTATTGATTGTTGCCGGTGTCAAAATGTATGTGTGTGGGTTCGTCAATGATATTGCCCCGCACTCGCAGGTATAAATCATTTGTTAGGGACACAGGATCCGGTGCAAGATACAGTCCACTCTGTGTGTTGCTGGTGCCGGTGCCGATCACTGCCTCACCATTGAATGTGACGCCGCCGGTTACTCGATTACCGTTGGCATAGTTTATTGCGATAATATTACCCGGCAAGGTCAAGTTACCATTGGCACCAAAGGTCCACTGTGCTGTGTTGCCTGTATCGTCGTTGCTGTTGACCACGACATTACCGGTATTGGCCAACTTGACATACAAGTTGTCGTCGCCTAAGAATAACTCTGTGTTGTATAAGTTGCCTGTGGTCAAGTGCAAGTGATTGGCATCATTGACTGTGGGATAAATCAACAACTCTTGATCAGCATTGGTTCCACCTGTTGGTTTTAAAGCAATGGCACTACCACTAAGTCCGCCGTCCGGAATGTTGGTTTCATAAACAACACCACCCATTGGCAAGTTGAGGTTACCAGCCCCGTCAAAAGTCCAGGTACCACCGGCTTGAATCACAACATCACCTGCCAATGCGCTTGCATCAGCGGCACCCGAAGTTAGATAGATAGTGCCACCATTAACGCCATTACCAGTGCTGTCGCCAGCTTCGATGATTACATTACCACCTGCAGCACCTCTATCAATATTGCCCATGTTGCCGCCAGCATCGCCGGCACGGAGTGTGAGTATACCACCGTCTTGGGCAGGATAGTTGTCAACGCCAGTGGAAGCCGCACCGCCCTGGCCGCCCTGTATGGTAATAGTTCCGCCTGATCCACCAAAATCAACGTTGGATGCTCCACCGCGGCCGCCTTCAATCACAACATCGCCGCCACTGCTGTCGCTGTCTTCGGCCGAATCACCAGCAAAAATATTGATGTCACCACCTTCGGAAGTAGATCCTGCACTGCGATCACGAGCCTGTAACAAGATGTCATCGGCTGAGTAGAGTTGTATGTCTGCACCGTTGCCTGTGGCACGGTTGTCGATGTCTATGGTAGCTGTACCAACAATATTGCCGGGAATAGTTACATTACCTGTTGTGTCAAAAGTCCAGGTACCTGCACCTGCTACCGCCACTGTGACATTGCCGTTGGCCGTGGCTATGGCCACGTTGCTGTTGCCGTTTGAAATGCTTGACGTGGACACATTGATACCGGTCAGTTGGCTGCCGTTGCCAAAGAAATAGTTGCCAGTGATGTTGCCTGTAGCACTGACCAATCCAGTAGTAGTAATGTTGCCGCCTGCAATGTTACCACTGGAGGGTTCAACTGTGGCATAGTTTACATATTTTATGTTGCCATCATAAGTCATTATACTCATGGCACCATTGGAGGTGATATCTTGTGTGACCACAGGAGCTGGTAAACTGGTCAATTCACTGCCGTTACCTTTGATGTAAGCACCTGTGACGTTGCCAGTGGCACTGACGTTGGCCGGTGCTGTCAAGTTGCCATTTGAGTCAAAGGTCCATTGATAAGTGCCACCCAGACTGCGCACCGTGACTTGGCCATCACCGGTTATGCTTACGTCTGAGGCACTGGTCTGCACTATGCTGGCATTGGACCAGGTCAAACTTCCACCGGTAATGCTTATATTACCAGCAGTGATGTTGCCTGTAGTTGATATGCTGGTGTTACTATCGTTTTGTAATACAGCATTGCCGTTGACTGTAAGCACATTGCCTGGGCTTAGACTGACAGGCACATTGTTCATAAAAATGGTAGCGTTCGACACATACAAATCGTTCCACTGATTTGTGGCATTGCCCAAACTGTAAATAGCATTGCCACTTGGAATGATATTGCCGGCCCATCCTGATTCACCGTAGGCCACAGCATTGCTATTGCCATACGTTGCTGGGAATCCATTTGCTTGACTGACATTGCCAAAGAAATATCCACCTGTGATATTGCCAGTGGTGCTCACTGTGTTGGCACCAAACCCAGCCAACAATGTGACCACGTTGGCATTGCCGTAAGTTGCGGCGAGCCCAGTCAATTGACTGCCGTTGCCAAAGAAATATGGTGCAGTGATGTTGCCAACTGCACTCAACCCAATGTTTGTGGTCCACACATTGCCGGTAGAATTATATAACAATGTAGCAATGTTATCATTGGCACCTACAGTAATGCCAGAACCATTGGCCGCATTGGCTGTGCTGGCTGCATTGGCCAATTGAATGGTCAATGTTTCGGTAACAATGTTGCCAACTTGTATAATGTTGCCTTGGACTGTTAAATTTCCAGCCACAGTCAGGTCACCATTTACCGAAGTGCCGGCACTGATGTTTAGATACTGAGAATACACTGTGGCCCAACGACGTGTTGCACTACCTAAATTTCTAATGTTTGCTGTGTCTGGAAGCACAGATGAATTGACTACTACTGTGCCAACTCCATTGGGCACCAAGTTGATATTGCCATTGGTATTGGTGGTTAGAACAGTGTTGTTGGCAATTTGGATATTGCTGTTCACTGGACCTGCAGCAAATATTTGGTCAAAGTTTACATTAACTGCCGTAAAAGCCGTGATCAATGATTCACCTGGAGGTACAGTGTTGATGATCTGTTGACCACCCGAACTAAAAACCGCAGTCATGTTGCCCGAAGCGTTGGAAACTGCGTATGTTGCACCACCTGGCAAACTGGATAGGGTTATTGTGCTTGTGGGATATCCTGGTATCACTGTGCCAATGTAATAGGTGGCATTGGCCGTGATGCCACCAAACGTGTTGCCCGAAAACACAATGGGCAGACCCGAAAACATATTGTCCACGGAATTGACGGTTATGATATTTCCAACAGGATTGGCAGCAGTGGCGTAAATGGTATATTGTGTCATTGAAGTAAATCAACCTTTATTGTTATTTATGGTTAAACTTGGTTCTAAAACTGTTGCGTAGATTCTGCAATCGTGTTATACTAGCATCATACTGTTAGTTAACAGTTATTTTAAATTTAAAAAGGAAAACTTAAATTATGATCACTCGTTTTAGTCCAAAAACAAAAACCTACAAACTGTTCACAGCATTGCACAGTGGCGAAACTGTTACTCCTGCCCAGGCTGAGAAACGTTTTGGTATCAAGAACATTTCTGCCGAAGCCAGCAGAATCCGTTCCGCTGGATTTGCAGTGTATTGCAACACCCGTAAAGCTGGCAACGGTGTAATGGTATCAGAATACGCCATTGGCAAACCTTCACGCAAGGTTGTGGCTGCTGGTTACCGAGCATTGGCCATGGGCCTGGTGTAATTCTTAGTTTAGGCTAGGAAGTTGTAAAAACCCTGCATTATGTAGGGTTTTTTATTGACCTAAAAATCACAACAGTGTAAAATATAGTTTTAGCCAAGTTTAATAACCATGTCAAATTTCTTACTGCGTTGGTTGGAACGTCATGACCGTAAACGTATCATAATGGATCGAGTCAATGACGCACCTTATTTAGAACGTTATTATGTTTTTTTAAAAGATCGTGCACGTTTTCCATTCAATGTGTTTTTACATCGATTCTTAAAAAGCGACCCAGATGATGTGCATGATCATCCGTGGCCGTATTTTACTCTCATTCTAAAAGGTGGCTACACCGAATGGATCCCGCATTTTAACATGCACGGTCAAAAAGTCATGGAAGTTGCAGTATGGCGCGGTCCTGGGCATTTTAGATTTAGCCGTGCAACCAGTTATCATCGTATTGAAATAGATCCAACAGTTGACACATGGACACTGTTTGTTCCTGGCCCAAAACAACGAGACTGGGGCTTTTTGACTCGCACCGGATGGATAGAAAGCGAGCAGTATCTTGCTCAACGGGCTCAACAATGATTTACTTAAATATTGCCATAGTGATGCTGACCGGGTACTGGTTAGTGACCTTTGATTACACAGAACGCCGGATCACTTATATTTTTGATGGTATAATTTTTAGTTGGAATTTGGCAGAAATTTTGTTGTACGTAAATAAACTATTGGGGGAATAAGATGGACATCAACATTGGTGATATTGTGATCGGTATGGTATTCGGTATTGTGTTATCCATAATGACATTTAACTGGATAATGAACAGAATTGGTGCACAAATTGCTGCCGAACTAGAGCAGGCACTGCCTGACAACATAGGTGTCACTGTTGAGGTTGACCAAAATGTAATTTACTGCTATAATAGCGAAACAAATCAATTTCTCTGTCAAGGGCAAACACTGAAAGAAATACAGGAAGCATTCCAATCAAGATTTCCCAACATCAGTGCTTATATTGTTGGCGGAGATCCTGCAGTTGTGGCACAGTGGAAAAAAGAAATAAAAAATGAAATTAGCAATCACATCAGATCTACATCTTGAATTCAGCGACATTGTTCTTGAGAACAATGAGTCAGCTGATGTGTTGATTCTTGGCGGTGATATCTATGTGGCAGACTCACTGACATCTGCAGTGACAGACTTTTTTCAGCGTGTGAGTTTTCGATTCCCTGAAACTATCTACGTCATGGGAAACCACGAACACTATCATGGAGACTATGCCAAAAGTGCTGAGCGTATTCAAAACATGTTGGATTCGTTGAACATCCGCAATGTACATTTATTGGATCGTAGCACATTAAAACTTGGTGATATCACATTCATTGGTGGCACACTATGGACTGATTTTAACCAGCGTGACCCATTGACCTTGCACGCCGCAGGCTCAATGATGAGTGATTTTCGCGGTGTTCGAAACACCAATGATCATGTAAGTTGGAAGTTTTTGCCTGTGCATGCTTTACAAGAGCACACAGACATGATCAACTATATAAAACTAGTGCTAGATAATCGTCGGGCCAACAACATACATGATCCAAATGTTGTGGTAGTAGGTCATCATGCTCCGAGTTTTCAAAGTATCGCAGAGCAGTACCAGGGTGACAAAGTGATGAATGGATGTTTTGCAAGTGATCTAAGCAAGCTGATTCTGAACTATCCAGAGATTGTGCTTTGGACTCACGGGCACATGCATGATGAGTTTGACTATGAAATTGGCACCACACGAGTGGTCTGCAACCCAAGAGGCTATCATGGATATGAAACCCGAGCCAACAATTTTGTCATCAAATATGTTGATGTCTAATTGTACTCACAGTGAAATTGATAAATGGATTGAATTTGCCGAGCATGAGATTTAGTTTTCAAGAGTGTCCAAGTTGGTTTACTAACTATGTAGTAGATGAATTTTTAGATGAGTTTCATTCTGGTGCTCATGCTACAAATGCAGTAAGTGATTCATTGAATGATTCTACACAGAGAGACAAGTTATTGGATTATGCAGTAGAATTTTTTACTGCCAAAGGGATTTGTGTTAAAAAGCAAGATCGTCAAATTTGGTTTGACATAGATGAAAATGATCCAAAATATTTTTGGCTTATATTAAAATGGAGTGAATGATGAGCAAACGAATTTATGAACTTGCTGAGCAAGCCGGAGCCTATTGCGAATCACTCAGAGGTGGCGATTATAAACCGCCAGTACTGGATGGCATGAACTTGGAAAAGTTTGCTGAGTTATTGATTCAGGAGTGTGCTGACTTTGCGTACCAGCAATCGATCTACTGTAAAGGTGTTCCATGGAATCAAGTTATTAAACAACATTTTAACATGGAAATAACAGACGCTGATCGAGCACCGTATTTTAGGACAACCACATGAAAATTTACAAAAGCAACTACCGATATCATTGGGTCAGTCCATATACCATTCTAAAAGCAGTTTGCTTTTGGGAAAAGGACGATGATGTTTTTTACAATCACGAAGATACGCCCGGCCACAAATACGACAAATGGGTGGCCCGTTTAGAACCCATTTGCAAGGCCTGGATGAAGTTTTTAGACTTTGTTCATCCCAAGATCAACTATGTAAAAATTGACAGATACGATACCTGGAGCATGGATCATACCCTGGCTGACATAATCTTGCCCATGCTCAAACAGTTGAAGACAACCAAGCATGGCTCTCCCAGTGTGGATGACCAGGATGTGCCTGAAGGACTAGGATTGAGAAGCACAGAAGCCGGACCCAAGGAAAACGAGTGGGACACCGACGATAACTGGTTCAAGCGTTGGGATTGGGTGTTGGATGAAATGATCTTTGCGTTTGAACACAAGGTCGACGATTCCTGGCAAGATGCTTTTCGCTCAGGCGAATTTGATCACAAAACAGTTGCCTGCGAATGGGACAAAAATGGCAAAGCCACCATGTACCACTGGGAAGATGGTCCAAATCACACATACAAATGTGACTACGAAGGCATGAAAAAAGTAGAGGAACGTATGCAAAACGGATTTGCATTGTTTGGCAAGTATTATCAAAATCTCTGGGACTGATGGAAGAAAATAACTCAGCCAAAGGCCGTGCCAGTTTTGATATAACTACAGGCAACACTTTGGTTAATTTTATTAACCGAAACGTCACACCATATCCTACCGAAGCTGGTGGTCCTAAATTTGATCTGATTCCTATAGAGAAACAGAAAGACATAATGATCAATCATGCTAGGATGTATGCCCAGCAAGAGTATGATAGAATTATGGAATTGGTTACAGTATTACAGAAACAAGCAGAAGACATCAAACGCAGACTTGATGTCACTGACATGGTTTATGCAGCAGAATATCAATTTCAAATTGTTATGGGCCAGTATTATTGGTTAGCGTTTGACACAAGAAAGCAAAAAATGATTTTATCACTTCACGGTCCAACTGAATGGAGCACAGGTAAACCAGAAAACTATGACTACATAACACAAGTCAAGTACATGGGCGACCATACCTGGATGGAAATTCAACATGACTGAACCGCAAAGTTCTGCAGTTTTTGCATCACATGTGAAACAATTACTAGCAGACACAGATCACAAAAAAGATCTTTGTGTTTACAAAAAAATTCCATTGATCGAATACACGGCATGGAAACAACAGTTTTCTTGGGATGCACTGTACGGTCTACGTTATGCTCAAAGTTTTTGCAATCATTTTAACATAACAGACAACATACTGTACCACGACACAAACATTGATCGAGCAGATAAGTATATAAAGGAACAGTATCTTGAATAAACGTCTTTATTTTGCGTATGGTGCCAATATGAATCGTGCGGTCATGCGCCGCCGATGCCCTACCGCTCAGCCGATCAAAGCCATGATGTTACAAAACTGGCAATTGGAATTCTACAGCCATGCCACCATAATTCCGGTCAACGGTGCACAATGTGCCGGTGTACTGTGGTCGTTGACACCGCAGGACGAAGATGAACTGGATCATTTTGAAGGATTTCCGCATTATTATTCAAAACGTGATTGGCGTCAAAATGGTAGTGATTTTTTCTTTTATGAAATGAACGGTCCACTGGGCGGTTATCCTGGCGAACGTTACGTAAATGATATTGGCTTATCTTATACTCAGTGGCGCTTGCCCGAAAAATTATTTGATGCGGCCATTGATCGAGTGTACACCAGATATGATCAAGAATATCCTGCCACCTAATCATGCTATTAGATCCTCCGGTTAGTTATCTCCGAGAAGCAGTGAGTTTTAGTCATGCCTGCGAAATCACCAAACCATTTGGAGAAATTGAATATATTTTAGCTTGGTGCAAATTAGGAATGGACGATGAATGGCGTTGGCAATTGATAGAAACCAGTTCTGACCGCACTCCGGGAAAATATATCTTTTATTTTGATTCAGAACGGGATTACCTGGCATTTGTAATGCGGTGGCACTGAGTTGACACCAATTCAAATGTGTGCTATAATTTAACTGTTATAAACTCTTTGGATAAACCATGATGAGCCTTTTGAACTTGACACTACGCCCTACTGTAATATTTGATGTAACAAATGTTGAACATAGAAAAACTGTTGAACAATTTTTTCGTACTGGCACCTGGCGGCGTACTGATGTAATTTTTTTGTTGGAAACTCCCTACTATGATTTACCGGCAATGGTTACTGCTAAACTTACAGATTATTATCTTCAATGTGAATTTGCCCCGTCAAAAGACAAGAAAAAACAAATTCAGGTGTTATGACCCATACTTTTATAGCCATGTGGGACTGCAATGGTCTTGAATACCTCGATGACGTCACTGCAGATGAACAACGAGTCATGTGGGAACGACTACAAGGCAAGTCCAGCCCAAGACATGCACTTGCTAACCCATTCCATCTCAGACTCAGGGCACAGGCAAACCCTCAGCGCAACTACGAGATTTACTTGTTTTCTGTTGATGATGGAATAACCAAACAGGATCTAGTGGAAGCATTTGATACAAATCCCCAATACATAGTGGATCATATACGCAAAAATGGCGAATGTTTTTACAGTGACCGCAACACCAACAAAAGAGTGATTGCCTAGGTTGACAACTGCTTTGTTTTTTAGTACAATTACAACTGTTTGATAGAGTGGCTTCGTGCTGTTTTAAAAAACAATTTTATTAATTTTAAAGGAAATTCAAATGACAACAACTGTCAATGCTATCACTTTGCCTCGTACTGTGAACAGAGGTGCCAATCCGTTTGCACCCATTGTGCTACAACAAAATCGTCGACTTACTCCTAACCAGGCTCGGGCCATTTATGTGCCGCTGACTCAAAGAGCCGCAAAGGCCAATGCCAATACCAAGGTTCAAAAAGCCGTTGCAGATTTAAAAGCTCGTCTTGCTGGACAAACATATACACAGGAGCATTTTGGTGAACTCCTGCTGGTACCAGCCAGTGAAATTGACATCAATGTTGAGATCCAACGTGATGAGGAAGCCGACCATCAAGCAGACATTCTTGAACGTTTTGATCCACGCATTATCATGCCTGTGATGTGCACCAAATTGGCCAATGGTAGATACAGTGCCTGGGAAGGCCAGCAAAGTTCTTGTATCATATTCCACTTGATGCAGGCTGGATTGGTCAGCCCAGACCATTTGATCCAGATCAAATCTTTTGATGAAGACATGGCAGTTCCTGGCAGTGATCTCAAAGGCGAAGCAGTAGGCAACTATGGATTCCGACAGATCAATGGTGGCATGCGCAAACCCATTGATGCATTTCACCTGCATCGCAGTCGTGTAAACGGTGTTAGACTGTACAATTCAGAATTTACTGAAGATGTGCAAAGTGAAGAAATCCAGCAGATACTTGAAAACAACAGTATGTTTCCGGCCAAGGCCAGTGCAGCTCAAAGCAATCAGGCCACACCGGGCATGGTCACATACCTGCATGGTTGTAACTTGATTGCTGGACACGGCACAGAACAAAAAGTGTTTGATTTGGCCAAGCAAGATTTGGACTGGGCACTAGCCTGGCACAATCGCTATTACCCAAACGAAAAAGGTGTAGATGGCGGTTTTATTTTGGCATTTGGTCGACTGCATCATGCGGCTCGTGTCAACAAACCTGCAGTCAAACTGGATGCAGCAATGGAAAATGATCTGTTCAACATGTTCAAAACACTGTATGGTTCACCCAAGGCCTTTCATAAAGATTGTAAACAACGTCTGGAGTCATTTCAGTATGCCAACAATCTAAACAAATCCTGGAGTGACAGTTGTCTCACTCCAATTTTGGTGCTGGACTATCTTGATGCCAAAAAGTATGCTGGCAAATTGAACATGCCTGTGGTACCTGGTATGAATCTGTATGCAGGAATCTAAACCTTATTACTTTTATCTGTGGCGCCATCGTTTTGTTGATGATGCTACAGATAACATCCTAACCAGGACTTGTTTTGGCATCACTGGCAACCCAACAGGCCGTACACAAGGCTACGAAGGTCATGTTGGGCACACAGTAAAATTCACAGGTTTATGGACAGGTCCAGAACGGCTTGTACGTGAACTAGAAAACAGAATCAAATCTGATTTTTATCAACACATTGTAACAGGCACTAATGGATTTAGATACGAGTGGATCAACGAAAACATTGACCATCAAGCGGTACACGGATGGGTAGAATGGGAAATAGAAAATACATTCATTGGAATAGAACGTGTCACTGATTGAAACCTATTACAATAACATCTGTGCAGAGTGGGGAGTGATCCCCACTTCTGACGAATACACTGGTTACGAATCTGTAGATAGTCAACTCCGAGTGTTGAGCAAACAGGCATGGACTGCTGCAGACGATGCCGGCAAAGAAGCCATACAAGAAGCGGCATTTCAAATATATAGATCAGTTGGCATTGTTCCTATAACTTATTACAGTTTAGAAGGATGTCGTCAACAGATTCATGCAGTGGCTGCGGCAAAAAAATCGGTTAAAAATAGCACTTTGGCCATTGGCGGTTCAGCAGGATCAGCATTTGGCCGTTTTTGGTTTCCCAACATGCAGGATGCCAAATGGAACAACAATGACACTGTGAGTATTCGGTCACGGTTCAATCATGACAACAAACTCAGACGTGCCATTAAGATCTGTTACAAGTTCCGTGACAATGGAGATCAAGCAGTTCATCCTCGGAGTCTTAGAACCGCACTGGAATTGGTCAACGGCGGTACCATACAGAATTTCAAGCCAATGAATGCTCAGGCCATATGGGAATACATTTGTCCGGTGTTTCGCGGGCAAGTGTTGGATTTTAGCTCAGGCTACGGTGGCCGCATGCTGGGAGCATTGACCAGTAATCTACGCTATCATTATTCGGGTATAGATCCCAACACTCGCACCTATCAAGGTCTCGTGGCACTGGGCGAATTGATCACTGATTGTGGAATGGGTGCCGGATATGAAATGCACAACTGCGGCAGTGAAGAACTGGAGTCAGCACCTGACGCATACGATGCAGCATTTTCAAGTCCGCCTTATTTCAATCTGGAAACCTACTGCGATGAACCCACTCAGTGCATGAATCGCTATCGTAACCTTGATGCTTGGTTTGAATCTTATGTTGTGCCCACATTGCAAATGATACATCGCAGCTTGTGTTCAGATGGCATATATGCAGTAAACATAGCAGATTATAAAAATGGCAAAGAGCAGTTTGAAATTGTGGATCGATGGAAAGAAATAAGCAAGCAGGTCGGTTTTGAATACCAAGAAACTGTGAACATGTTATTGACCACACGACCCGGAGTAGGAAATAACAGAGCTGAGCAGGCTACAAAATCTGAAGGCATTTATATTTTTACCAAAAAACAATAGTTTGTCAACTAAATGTGTTGCCCAGGCGTTGTATATATGTAGGGATAGAAATTTCTACATTAACCAAAAAGGAAACTTATCATGAAATTAGTCGCAACTTTGATCGCTTCAGCATTTGCTGTCTCTGCTTTTGCCGCAGAACCTGCCAAGAAAGAAGAAAAGAAAGCTGATGCCAAGCCTGCTGCCACAGCACCTGCTAAACCAGCTGCCGCACCTGCACCAGCAACGCCTGCCAAAAGTGAGCCTGCTAAGAAGGACGCACCTAAAGCAGACGCCAAGGCAGCTGCACCGGCATCCAAATAATCTAGATGACAATGATGACTTCATAATAGACGATGAAGTCACATTTGGACGTAATCGCAGGAGTTTAGAGTTTGGAAAAGTAGTACACGATGATGAAGAACTTTCTGATTATGTCCAAGATAGATTAGCATTGGCAAGATCCTTGGCAATGCAAGCATACAAAAAAGCCCACGCTACGTAAAAGTGCCTGGGCTTTTTATTTGAATATATACACTATGTTAGAATATGAACTGTCACAAACAGGCATTGGGTCAACACTGTCAATATTGTCAATGCTGTTGCATTCTGGAGAACCCATTACTCTGCATACGCCAGCATCAAACACAACTCTTAGAGAAATAAAAAAAATCTTTCAAATTGAACAATTGACCATTGTTGACAAACAGGCATTGGAAGATGATCTAATATTAAAATGCACAGACAAAGGTAAATTTTTTAGTCCGTATCTTCATAATGATAATTTGGCTTTGTTTGGTAAACAATATCCTATCTCTGACCAGCGCAAACCATGCATTGGATTGGCCACCTGGGACCTGCAGTATGAATTTGCAAACAATGCATTTCCTTACAATCGATTATATTCAAAAGAATTCTGGAGTGAAATTTTTCAGTTGGCGCAATCAGCGGGATATGATGTCATAACATTTAACAGATTAGATACCAGCATTGAACAAAAAGTCTGGCAGCTAAATGAACTATGTGATTGTGTGATTGGCTACGAAGGCGGCATGTGTCATCTTGCTCACACATTGTCAATCCCTACTGTAATAATGCCCTGGCATCATTATGAGGATGGACGTTCTCCTGACTCTGATATGTTTTATGTACCACAAAAATTACACCTAGATCCCAAAACTTATTTTGTCAAAGACGAGCAAGAAATACTGTCTTGGACTCCAACATATTTTGCTGAACTAATAACACAGTTGCACGACAGTCAGGGAAATAGTGTATTTTTTAATAGTGACCTTATTATAAGCCCGCCCAATCTTAAAAGTGTTGCAATAAAAACTGTTGATGGACAAGAGTTAAACATAGTGTTGTCACAGTTTGAATTAGATTTCATTAAAAAATACATAAAAAATATTGCAATTGCCGGAATCAAATATTCCATATAAAGTAGGATAATATGTCACGAATAATAGCGTTTGGAGATAGTTTTGTTGTGGGCGACCAAGATGATTTTGGCCCTGCTGATATAAACTACAATCCAAAATTTCCACCAACACACAACATGCCGCCGATTGAAAGAGAAGAATATCTTAAAAACAATGTTAGTTTTGCGGCCATTATTGCAAAAAAATTAAATTGCGAATTTCTTAACAAGGCAGGAAGAGGACATAGCAATTTTTACCAGTTGGATAGATTAATGAGAATTATCTACAATGGATTATTAACAGAAAAAGACACAATATTGTTTGGGATTACCACCACCTATAGAGATAGAAGAAGTCTGTCAGTCAATAATAAAGGTATAAATGACAATGGATTAGTAGAAAATCAGAATTTACGTTTTGTTGAGATATTTGATTTATTTTATATTATATCTGCATTGGATCAAATATCTAAGAAATACAAAGTAAATATAATCAAATTTAATTTATTTGATAATCCATTGTATAGTTTTGAAGATCATTTAAATAGTTTTGATAAGATTCTTGAAACTGACAATTTCTTGGGTCATCAGTTTAATAATAATACTCTAGTAGATATACTCAATGATACTTGGGGGCAAAATTATAATAAAAGGCCACCTTATCACACTGAATTAACAGTATCGGATGCATACAAAAAATATTATACATGGAATAATCATCCTTCAATATTGGGACATCAGAAAATTGCAGATTGGTTTTTACAAAATATCAACTGGTCCGATTTAATAAAGTAGTGCTAAAAAACAACACCTAAAACCCTGTATTTTATAGGGTTTTTTTGTGGCTAAAATACAACAAAATTTTGGTTGACCCAAAATGCCCGATTTGCTATAATACTAACATGAAGACAAGAAAACGCCGTCAAGACACCAAGCATGCAGTTTACATGTTAGTAAACACTAACACCAATGAGTCATATATTGGCATCACTGTATGCGGCTCGCAAGTAAAAAAAGCATTGAAAGTTCGCTTCCAAAAGCATGTGCGTCGCGCACTGACTGAAAACAAAACGTGGGCTTTATGCAACAGCATCCGCGAACACGGAGCAGAAGCTTTTGCAGTACTTTTAGTTGACATTGTGCGTGGACGCAAACCAGCTCATGCAGTAGAACGCGAGCTAATCAATGGCGAAAATCCAGCTCTGAACAGTCACTAAACGGTTGACCCAAAACACAAGATCGGTTATAATAACAGCATGTTAAGCAAAAAGGAGTTCAAAATGGTAGATGAAAAGTACAAATCTCAGTTTTATTTAGACTGGACCAATGATGAAACTGGTCCAGTTGCTCGCTGGCATTCCAACGATAAAATTCCTTTTGCAGACATGTTGCAAAATTTTGTAGATGCAGGTTGGATGGATGCTCAGATACAATCCAACAGTTTGGCTCAACGCATAATTGAAGACCGTGCCGCTATTGAAGCTTATCGTGCCAACTATCGTGGTCCTAGCACAGAAGAAATGTTAGAAGCCCGCG